TGCGCTGTTGGTGGGCTTTTCAACGGTGGTGGGTGTTTGGGAGGTTTGTGTTTGAACCAACTCATCTTTCTTCTCCTCTTTTACTACAGGCGCTGTTTGAACTACAGGTTCTGTTTGAACTACAGGTTTTTTAAATCTCCATAGTCCTTTCTTTTCGCCTTCAATTATCATGTCATATACTGCTTGTTCTATAGCAACACGAACAGCATAAGTTGTAGGTTCGTTCAACGCTTGTCCGTTTTCTAATTCTAATGCTTTTGTGCCTGCGTCGACAAAACGCAATACACCAACGTTGTGTTGTGTGCTGTAAATGGTTTTACTCACAGCATTGGACAGTAGGATCTCTCCACTGTTCACACTTATCAGTCTTAGGCTGATTACAATCTCATCCACACGATATTGTTGACTTCCACCTATACCTAAAAATCTAGCACCATTACCACCACTACGAATGTTACTGTCGTAGCCAATGATGCCGCCTTCTATCATAACACCTGCCACTGTCATCGGTTTCAGTGGTCTAGCATCTTTGCCTTCGTAGACTTCGCGTTGATTACGAATTAACTGTCTTTCTTTAATCAGATTGTCCAGTCCCACACGTTCGACTACCTTGAACCAATTCTTTGAATCCTGTAATGCTTTAATTAGAAACACTTCAGACCCTTGTGTTACTGCCTTGCTGAATACAGCAAGTCTATCATTAGGTTTCATCTGACCAGTCTTATCAGTAAATCCGTAGACAGCAATGGTCATGGGAGGACCATCTAATTGAGGTATCTTAGTAGTTAGACTTTCTCTTGGTGTTAGCGCCACGGGTTCTTCTTTGGATGCCGTCATGTCTATTGTGGCACATCCTGAAAGAATCGTAGCAAGAAGTAATGATAATATTAATTTCATTAGAATGCAAAACTTGATATAGGTACGGTGATTTCTGTTCGTCCGCCATTGGCTTCAATTATAGTAAGGGTAACGTCTGTGCTTGACTTAACCCAACTTATATTAGTTCCTTGAAAGTCCATGCTTCCACTGGTGCCGCCACCTTCAGCGAACAGTTGATCTGCTAGTTGTTTAGATAATTGTGCGTAGATACGTGCTTCTACGTTAATTAGAAATTTTGCTAAGTTTGTATTCTTTGCGGCCGCTTCCGCTTTGTTTATTGCCGCTAGTTCTTCTGCTTTAATTTCTTTCTTTTTAGATTCTTCTAATTGGTAGATACTAAGAACGTGCTGACTGAATCCATTGCCTGGAATAAAGGCTGGACTTTGAAACTGATGTACTAGATCTGCTGCCTGTGTAGACAATGGTACTAGTAATAATAACAATAACTTTCTCATCGCTTTGCTCCCGATATCCGCTGTTATTGTATTTAAAACTAGTAGTTAATTTTTTAAGTATGCAGATTATTCAATCGTAAAAAAACCGTCCTAAGACGGTTTTTAAATAGTCTACCAAGTTAGTCGTTTTTCTGTCCAAACAACTGTAGCAAACTTAGGAAGATGTTGATGAAGTTTAGATACAATGAAAGTGCTCCAGCAATCTCGAGGTTGCCTGGATTATCCACACTTACCATCTGACGAATGTTTTGTGTGTCGTAGGCAGTAAGTCCTGTGAAGATAATAATGGCCAATGCTGAAATCACCATTTGTGCTACACTGCTACCAATAAAAATATTAATGATGCTGGCAATAACAATGGCAATCAAACCAATGAACAAGAACTGTCCAACTCCACTCAAGTCACGTTTTGTAAAATACCCATAAAATGCCATAGTTCCAAACAACACAGCGGCTCCCATGAATGCCGAAACAATACTGCCTAGATTATAGACTACAAAAATTGTGGCAAAACTAACACCCATCAGCGCGGCGAATCCGTGTAGTGCTACAGTAGCCTGTGTCTTGGTTAATTTTTCAAGACCAAAACTTAGTGCAAGGATTGCTACCAATGGTGCAAAAATAACGACCCATTTAAGTGCTGTTCCAAATAACAGTGCCATTAGACCTGGACTACCAGCCACCAGCATAGAAACAATCATACTGGTTACAACAGCAAGTCCCATGTGTCCAAAAACTCGACCCATTGCCGAATTGATCTGAGAGGCAGAGCGATAAACTCCAGTAGTTGCGTACATTAAAATCTCCTTTATAACGATATCTTTATTATATAATATCTTTATATAGTTGTCAAGGAAAATGGTTAACCAAATTAGTCTATAACTTTGAAACTAAATCCAGCGGAACTAGGTGCTGCCGCTTCTGCTTTGGTCCATAGTAAAACATTTCCGTCAATTTTGCCAGGCCATAGCACATCGGCCTTGAGTTTTCCGCCTACAACTCTAGAAAAGATTTGGACAAAGTTCATATCTAAAACGTTTAGAACTGTTTGACGAAAATCTGGAATAGGTTGATTGGTGTTTATAGTTTCTACTAGATCTTTGGCAGTGGCATACATCAAGATTCCGCCTTTTCTTGCTCGCGATTTGATATCTCTAGACGCAATAATTGCATCAAATCTAGGATCTAAATCGCCACGCCCTTTGATGTTTGCGTTGATCGACAGTATGTCTTCATTTGTGAACGGCAGTAAATTTTTATACAATTCTGGAACTGCGTCCGGATAGTGTGTGTTCAAAAAATTCATACCAGCAAACGGCTGGTTGATAGTGGTCATTCTTTGCAACAACAGGATAAAGTCTGCACCGCTACCAGGTTTGACTTTTTTAGTCATATTTGGTGGCAAAACTAATCCACTTAGTGCAGGTGCGGCACCTGCCGCAGTTGAACCAATGCCGCCTTTACTGCTGATCATTATAGTATGACCGGTCGCCGCATTTTGTACTCCGTAACTGTCTTGTAGTTGACTATTTTGACTTCCTGGAAAAATTACCTTCATGCTGTTTAAATCACCCGCGCCTAAGAATTTCAAAAATGCCTCGTACTTGCCTTTCCAATCGGCTGATCCATCGATCATCTGCTGAATGCCTAAGTATTCGCCTGCGTCGATGGCTATAACAGTTTGTGTTTTTTTATCGTACTGATTCACAGTGGGATTTTGTTTTTGATGAATCTCTTTGGAGGCTTGTTTGATAGCCTTGCCTAATTCACCTGCTTGATCCAATACCGAATTGTTCATAATTGTTCGGTGTATGTCTTTGCCTGCAATTGATGAATTATTGTCAAGTGCGTTTTTAATTTCATCAGCAATACTCACATTTTTGTCGACTTTAGGAGCGGCGATACCAATGCCTATGGGCTGAACATTAACCGTACTAGTTGCTTGACCTTTAGCAGTTTGCAGATCGTACTTTTCTAGTTTGCTGAACGCAATAGATCCAGCGGTTTTATCAACTTTACCGTCTGGGCGAATTATTGATTTGTAGTTCAGCGTGAGACTGGGTTTTGGAGCAGTGTCGTTGGCTGTTAGAGCATCTTTGGCTGCGGTAATCAACGGGGCCAATCTTTCATATTCTCCGTCTGCGGGAACATATTGGTTGGCTACAGTAAGATCAAGTTTATCAACAAACGAAGTTTTGGCTTGTAGTTTTGCTATCAATGCGTCAGGACGCCATCCCAAATGTTTACCAAAGATCTCAGCAGGTGTAAGGGTGCCTTCAATAATAAATTCTTTTGCTCTCATATGTTTTCCAGTATTAGATATTTATCGTATCTCAGGAAACAAACAATCCTGAACAAATACCTGTACATCGTCTTCTGAAAGCCCCAAACTTACCATAACTTTGGGTGTATGTGGGTTTTGCTTTTGATTCTGTGCATAGTAGTTCTGCTCAAATGTAGTGTCTGCTGTAGTGTTATTTGTTTCTCCTACAGTTTCTACATAATGATTAACTAGAATGCTGGCTAGACTAGCAATTTGATCTAATTCGTGTTCGTCACTGACATTACCAGCGGCCACCATATGCTCACTGAAAATACGCTGTGCCCACTCTGGCAAAGCACGTTTCTTGTTCCACTCGTAGCGACTAACTTCGTCGCCAAAGTAGTCAATCATCGGATGAGTCTTGTCACCTGTTGGGCTATAATCGATAAAGCAACCAGTAATCTTATTCTTGCCAGCAACTACGTCAAAACCAAAGATAGGTGCAGGATTATGAATATGTGGAAACACACAGCAGTGCATCATCCAAAGGCCTTTGGTCAGCCTAGCATCAACGACATCAATGTGGGCCCGGCGATACTTATCGCTAGTCCATACACGATTAACCCAACCAGGTTGATTAAAACGATCCATTCCAGGTTCGAAGACTTCGACTCCCGTTTGACTGAACGACGCTTCGAGAAGTTGTTGTATTTCAATTAGTGTACTCCATACTTTACTCTCCATGGTACAAGTCCTTCATCATCTTAATAGCATATTCAAATGCTACACATGCCTCATCGCCCAGGTCGTCTGTGAGTGTTTGGCGAATAGACATTTTCATATCATCAGCATTATCAAAGTCATAGAACTTGCCCTTGCTGATATGTGCTACTTGTTTCTTAATGATTTGACCACCGAATAGGTCGCCCATATGGCGGCAGTATAAATGCGCCTTAACCAAATGTTTACGTTGTTCATCGTTTCCTAGTTTATGTAAGTATGCTTGATACTCTAGAGTAGCAGGAGTTAGATAGCAGTAAGTGCCATCGTCTAATTCTAGGAAGTCTGCAAGGATACCCTTGAGACGGGGAAGGTCTGGCATTGTATCCAGAAAGCCTTGACGTTTGCAATACCATTCAATTGGATCGTAAATTGCAAGTAAATTGTACAGATAGTTTTTGTAATCTTGTTTTTCAATCTTACCGCTGAGTAACATCTTGGCGAACTTAGTTAGTTCTGCCTCATGGTGGAGGTCTTTAGTTATTTCTCTAAGACTCATTCCTGTTCCATTCTAACTTGTAATGGAAATCCATGCTGTCGACAAACCTGTGTTGTCTCGATGGTTTTTTGTTCAGCAATTTCAAAAGTGTAAATTCCTACAACAGCCGAACCATCATTGTGTACTGCCAGTGTAATATCCTTGGCAGTTTCTTCTGTATGGCGAAATATTGAAATAAGCAATTCAATCACAAATTCAATAGGAGTCTTATCATCATTAAGAAAGATGATTTTATATTTTTTAGGTTCTGCAATTACCTTTTTGATTTTTTCATCAATTTGCACATCCATTGCGGTTGACATAACTTTCCTCTTTTAGATATTTATAAAATGGGGGACAAAGCCCCCATACTTTACTTGATAGCAATTAAACGTGGTTTAAGTGCTTCAGGGATTATACGTGTTAGTTTAACACGAAGAATACCGTTAGTCAACTCGGCGTCCCCCACTTCCATATAATCTGCCATGGTAAAGGTGCGTTCAAAATCTCTGGCTGCAAGTCCGCGATGCACATACTTGCTGGCATCATCTTCCTTGAGACGTTGACCACGAATAGTCAATAGATTCTGATCCACCTCGATGCTGACATCTTCCTTGTCAAATCCTGCCACAGCAACTTCGATCTCAAAATGATCGTCATCGTGCTTTAGAATATTGAATGGTGGATAATTGGTTTGTGGTGAATTAGCGAATCTGCGTTCGGCATCGTTAAAGATGCGATCAAATCCGATAAGTGCTCTGTTTAGTTGAGCGAGACTGTTTGTATCAAAACGAGTTAATGCGTTCATAGTTTTTCTCCTTATATTAAGCAAGAACGTTTTGGAGCACCATGCTCCGATTTATAAGACCCTATTGGCGTCCTACAAATTTATTTATACCGGATATCCGATATTAAAACAGTTTTTTTGGCAATGCTTGTTTTGCCAATTCTTTGCGCCAGCGATTCGCGGCCGCACTTTTTGCTCTCTTACGAGCAGTTGTTGGTTTTTCATAGAACTCACGACTACGCAGATCTTCTAGCAATCCCGAATCTTGTACTTTCTTTTTAAATCTTCGCATAGCCTTTTCAAAAGGCTCGCCTTCTCTTACATGTACTACATTGCCGAACGTTTTAGTTTTCATAGCGACCTTAACTTCTCATTTAAATTAGGAAAATCATAAAACCTGTTTGGGTTAATGATAGAATAATCAACTTTAGGATTAGTTATTCTGTAGTATGTATTAGGCATACTGATAATGTATGACAAGAAATGACTTAAATCATCGGGCGCATTATCGCAATCTAGTATAACAGCCTCTGCTCTAACTGCTACAGTTAACAGCCACTTAATGTCAGCATCCGAAGGTGTATAAAGGTACACATGAATGTTAGCATTAAATGTTTTTAAGTAATCATCTAAGAAATCTTTTATGTCACTGTTTGGAGTAACTAACAATATACTTTGTGTACGATTAGACAGTATATCCGGTGGAGTAATTAATGTTACTTTTTTTGGAATCATTTTGCTTTTTTGTCTTGTATTCTTTGCCATAGTGTTTCTGTGGTCTGTTCAGCATTTTGTACATAGGTATCATCTCGAGTTTTGATAACTTGCTGATCTCCTTCTTTTACCATATACGTTTTTTTCTCTGCTGTGTCCGTTTCTGTTTCTTCCCATGGTAGGGTTTCAATTATTCCCAGATCTCTCTTTGCACGTTCTTCTTTAATAGTGGAATTGGGATTTTCTAGTTTCCACTGGCGCATACGATCCTTAACCGATTCTGTTTGATCAACGTCATAAGACCTTGCATGTTCTTCGATATCAAACTCTGTTTCAGTGACTTTTTCTTTTTGAAGTTCACGTTCTGCTTCTTCTATCATTCGGTTCCATTGTTCAAGACCCGCTTGTTCAACAATGTCAACTTTTTCTGCTTTGGCTGCTTCGTTGAGATCTAAATCTCTAGGATTAATTTCTTCTATTTTTTCTGCTTTGGGGAATGGCCAATAAGGACTAGGCGTAGGCCACACTGGTTCTTCCTTTTCAATCTCTGCCAAGAGGCGATTGCCTTCCTCTATGTCAGGCTCGTCAATTTTTTCTTCTTGGGGTTTTGAAACTTCATATAAGTCACTGGCCATTTCAGTGTACTCTTGTCGCTCTTTGTGCCATTTGTAAGTCATTTGTGCGCCCAACAACATTAGAATAGCCAGTGGGTCAAACACAAACACAATAATCATAATGACCCATGTTACTGCTTTTTCTAATATATTAGCATCTGGGTTATCGCCGTAGATTAATGCGGCAATATATTTTATTGGTCCAACTTCGGCTTCGACTTTGCGGACTTCTGCGGCGATAGGGGCTCGTTCTTCGTTGAGTTTAGCAATAGCACCCTGTGACCTAGAAATATCGTTTTGGAGTCTAGTTCGTTCTGCTTGTTGCTGTCTGCGGATTTGGACGGCTCGTTCTGCACCACGGTCGTCGGTGCTACGACTAAGTCGTTCATTAACCTGCGCATCCATTTGACTAAGTGCTGTACGTGCGGCATCGATATTCTCCCGTTCAGTTTTTATCTTCTCGTCATAGATGGCAATTTTACCTTGAACATCTCCGCTGACAATATTTTGATCCAAGTGTGCTTTACTTAAGAATCCAAATATACCCATGCTGGTAATGAACATAAGTACCACCACTGCCATAGTCATGTATATTTTCATACTTACTGGAATTTTGTCCCAGTAGGCTTTAAGCCAACTTGCGGCTACAAGTTTAGATATTTCTAGTGTTGTACCCATTATTACAATGGGCCAGAATGCCGCGGCAAACACTGCGGTTAAACCTATAACACTATAATAAATGGCCACAGCCGATAGTGTTAATCCTGAGATAGCAAGTAAGAAAGCAAATACCATAATTATTATTTATCGACTAAAACTCCAATAGCGACTATCCATGGTATGACAGCCTTGTTCGTTAAATTCCCGTATTCGTTGTTTAATTCGAATCTCTGAGAAGAACCTACGGCACACACCACCTTGCACAGGATATGTCATAACAATACTAACTCTTCCTGAACTGTCAGTTGACGGATTGTGCCATTCAGAAACTTCTCCGTTATCTGAATTTTGCAGTGCATGTATAACTGTCATGATGTGTGTTTGTTTGTCTTCGTAAGACAGCGAACCATCCACTGCCTTGAACAGGTTAAACACAATGGCAAGGACACTGGTATTGCTTTGATAATCCTGTCTTACTCCATTAGTCGCACTCAATGGGATGTTGACATCTGCATGAGCAGTACTAGCGATGCTGACCAGGATTAAAAACTTCACTAACACCTGAGAACTTTTGGCAAGCATAACCTCTCCTTTCAACCAATTCGCCTCTTAGAGGCATGACATAATAAAATTCCCTACAATCTTTAGATATACCACTACGAGCCTGGAACAACTGTTTTGTAGGATCGTCAGTACATTCTAATCTTGTATCGCTGGAAACTTTCTCTCCATTTTTAACATCAATGGTTTGATTAGTATAACAATACTGTGGCTTTAGTCTAGCAGATTCAGGATAACTTGCGCACCCTGTTAACGTCAGAAGACATGCTAACAGTAGTGTAGGTCCAACTGCTATAGTAAGGGGTCGCATCATCGTGCCTTAGATGTTTTGGCTTCAGCAATCAACTGTTCAAATACATCTTTCTTCATTTCAAGACGAACGTAAGTGTAATGACGTCCATTCATAGTGAAATGACCCTTTTCCGTTTTAACATGTTTACGGATAGAAGTGTTATCAACTTTATAAGAAATAGTTGTACGAGTAGATTTCTTATCGTCTTTGATGTCAATAACGGTTTCGGAATTAACCACACCGTCGATACGTTTTGCAAAGTTGTTCATTGCAATAGCATCCATCTGCTCTTCAGCGGCTTGTGCAAATGCAGACTCGCCAGCGCCGCAGGCATAGACCATATCTTCTTTCCACCAGAACCAGCCCTTGACACCCTCTTGGGCGCAACTCTGATACCAATCCGGCTGTGCGTATGTTTTACGATCCGGAATATCTTTCATTGAACTACAGCCAGTGATGGCTACAGCCGCCAAACTAATTAAAATTGCCTTTTTCATAATGTGCCTTTCTGTGTGTTGATTAATAGTTTTCACTATGTACATAGTATAACACCACCCGGAGGTGGTGTCAACTGGTTTGGTAATCGATGTTATTTGAAGAATATCAATGCCATCAATACTGCTTGAACGATGAAACCAAAACCAATAGTAACAATGTTCAGCATGTCTTTTTGGACTGCGGCTTTGACAAACAACAGTGCTAGGCCGGACCAAACCAAAAGAACTAAGTCAACACCTGGCAGTCTATCAGTCAATCCAGCCATTACTGCTAGTAGGCTTGGAATGGTTGCAGAGTGTAGAATTATTACAGCGATCCACCCCAATGTTTCGGCTGAGATGTTTCGAAATTTTTCAACAAAGAATGTTTTAACTGTTTCCAAAGAATAATTGCTTTGTGTCATGATTATTGCCCTTTTGGTTTATAAAAAATGTGATTACCGATTGATCCAATTTTGTCCAAATTCCATCTTGGATTTACATAGTTTGCATGATAGTACAATGCATCCTTCATAACGTCCAATCTAAAATTTTCTAAAAGAACCTTCTTGGCCACAGCATAACTTTCGTCATATGCGGCTTTGTTTATAGGACGAGCCTTTGTGGCACTTTCGCAATACCATGAGAACTGGCAAACGACTTTGTCCATAAATGATGTTTTTTGGTAAATTACACCGCAGACATCTTTTGGAAAACTAGGATGTTCTACTCGATTTAGTGTAACCTGTGCCACAGCAACTTTACCTTCAAACGATTCGTGTCCTGCCTCTCTATAGATGTTCATGGCCAAACAATCTAGTTGACGCTCACGTGTCTTAATAGAAACTATATCTGTATTATAGTAACCATTGTTTTTCTTAAGAATTTCAAATTTTCTTTCGGTGATGGCATTTACAACCAAGACCACTGACAACAGCGCCAAAATGTAGGTGCTGATTTTAACTAATTTTTCCATAAGTCCTCCTTTGACTTGGTGTGATTATTTCTAATCACATTACATAAAGGGAGTTAACTTCACGAGGCTCTGAAAGAACCCTACTTTCGTGTAGTTGTCTCCATTGGACGCACTGTCTCATAATCAGTGTGCCTTTGGCGACCCTTGGCTTCCCGAAAATACGGGTTTCTCATTGGCCAAGACCCGCGGAACCGTTTCTGCTTGTGACATACTTTAGTTCTACTATCTTAGTTTCTTTGCGAAACGTACAGTATATATCTCATTGTACAATATTCCATTAAAAAATGCAAGATTATCGTCGCATTTTGGAAATATCTACTGCTTGCTCATCCGAAAACACTGGAACAGCATTGCTCTTGTGCATGGTGGCAATACCTTTGACCTTTGTACCTGTATACACTGGACTAGGTTTTAGTACAGCATTACCACCAGTATCAACACTTTTGATATGTGCTGTAGTGTTACGACCTTCTGGAATCTTGAGGCTGTAGGAACTGCTCAAACTTGGAGCACTCATACCACGAGCACGTTTTCTTTCCTCTTGCTCAACACCTTGTCTTTTGAGCAATTCTTTCCAAGACTCTTCCAATTCACGAGCCTTTTTTGCATGTTCTGCTGAGGCAAATTTCTTTTTACCTTTTCGCTTGCCAGTGGTGCTGAGCCAAGGGCCTTCTAGGTGCATACTCATTTGAACTCCAACTGTTTACTGTAATAGTCTATAGTATAGTACAGTTAAGTTGATTTGTCAAGTTAAAAATAGTTTTTGGTAAACTTCTTCTAGGAGGTCGTCGATGTCCAAATCGATATATTTTTGATTAAGTTCAAACTCTTCGTCTTCAACCAATTCCCATCCTTTGATTCCAAGTAGTTCCATGGCTTCTCTTTTGGAAAGTGGCTCGTCACGTTGATGGCTTACCCAAATGATTGTCATCAATGCACAGGCAAAGACTGCATCATCTCTGTAAATGCCGTTATCCTCACACCATTCAACTGTGCGGTTTAGGTAATAGTCAATGTCTTCAATTCTATGTTCTAATCGAGCAACCCAAAATTGAGTGTCTTCTCTGGTCCATGCTGTCATTTGATTTGTCCTACAATATCTAATAGCATCTCACGATGATGTTGTGCTGTAGGGTGCCCACCATCTTTGGTTGCGTTTTCATAGATGTCCCACGAGACAACATACAAAGGAACATCGTATTGACTACACACTGCTCTAACCATAGTTTCATTTTTTTCATGGTTGTAACTACTTGAGGTATCATCGATGCCAAGAACGAATTCTGGGAAAGGGGGATCTACTGGAGGACTCCAAGAACACATATAGTCGTCTAAAAATATTTCTCGGCGATCCATAAATGCCCATAATGCGACAACTTCTAATTTTCTACAACGAGATTTAAAATATGGAATTAAACACGAAGTCATTCTCGAAATGGAGTCCATACTTGCTCCTGCAACTCCAAAATTTAATACCCTAGTATTAGGCAAAGAATTTTCTAGGAGTCTGGGCCAGCAGTGGGAATTTCTAACATTGATCCCAAACACACAACTAGGCCCTATGGCTAAAATTAATCGATCAAATTCAGAATAATTTTCTGCATACTCTTTTTCTCTGTACCCGAGGGAATTAAAAGTATAATAGGCATCTGTGTTATTTTCTTCGCAGGAAACAATACTATCAGTGTTATGATGTAGAATGTTGTTGCTTAATAATTTAGTTCTAGGCAAGATCATCCACGCCGGAGGAATATGCGGACTAAAAAATCTTCCACTCATATTTAAACTCTAAAACTTTCTCCACATCCACAACGGTCACGCTCATTAGGATTGATGAAATCGAATCCTTCATTGAGTCCGTTGCGAACCCAATCCATTGTCAAGCCATTTAGATAAGCCAAACTCTTAGCGTCAATCAGCACAATGAATTCTGGTTGACCAAAATTAGTAACTCCGGGTTCAGCAGTGTATTCATCCACATACTCGATGGTGTAGGCTAAACCACTGCAACCTGTGGTTCTCACGCCTATGCGAATACCTAGGCCTTTGCCGCGTTTGTCTAAATTCTGTTTGATGCGTTTACGTGCTGTGTCGGTTACGGTAATCATCAACGGCTGCTTTGATAGCATCTTCTGCTAAAATTGAACAATGTATCTTTACTGGAGGTAGGGCTAGTTCTTCTGCTATTTCTTTGTTTTTGATTGTTCCTGCTTGGTCGAGGGTTTTTCCTTTAAGCCACTCTGTGACAAGACTCGAACTTGCGATAGCCGATCCACAGCCATACGTTTTAAATTTTGCATCTGTAATAATACCTGTATCATTGTCAACCTTTATCTGTAGTTTCATCACATCACCACAGGCAGGAGCACCCACCATGCCTGTGCCCACAGTTGGATCATCTTTGGCAAACGATCCTACGTTGCGAGGATTTTCGTAATGGTCAATAACTTTATCTGAATAGGCCATGTGTTTCCTTATACACTAAAACTACTACCGCAACCACAGGTAGATTTGGCTGCTGGATTTTTAATAGTAAAACTACTACCCATAGCATCTTCGGTATAGTTGATCTCTGAGCCCAATAAGTATTGGTAACTCATAGCGTCTATGAGAACTTTAACACTGTCACGCTCGATGACAAAATCGTCTTCTGCTTGTTCTTCGTCGAAGGTGAATCCATATTGGAATCCACTGCATCCACCACCTTGAACAAAGGTGCGCAGGCACAACTTGGGATTATTTTCTTCTGCTAAAAGGTCTGCGATCTTTTTTACAGCCGATTCGGTTATTGTAATTGGTTCCATACTAGTATTTACCAATGACGCACGGTGTTGGCAATAATAAAGAAGCAGGTTACAACGTGTATAATAACCCAAAATGTTTTTAAGAAAAGGGCTATCCTTGCTTCACGGACTGTTAGAATTGGAACATCTGGACGGTCATCGTCCGTGTGTCCCATTAAGTGGCCGGTTGCCCGAGCCCATATTTTTTCAAGACTGTTCACCTGTAATCCTTTCGTAAACATCTTTCCAATTTTTTACCAGTTGTGCCTCATTGCCCGCAAAGTCCATGTTGTGACCATGTTCCATGAGCAGACTCTTTAGTCCTACTTTGGCACCTGCCAGTGCATTGGTAATTTTATCCTCTACCCAGTAGTAACCCTTGCCTCGATACTTTTCAAGAACTTCATCCTTATCTGCACCTGTGTCCAAATAAATGAACTTTTCAAATGCTGTTGCACCAAATAACTTACGAAGATTCATTGTTCGCAGTTCTTGGGCATTTTCGTCTTTGCTTAGGCTAGTAATACAATGAAAAACATAACCGTGTTCTTCATGTAGCCGTTTAATGTAGTACATGGCATCACGCAATGGGGGTAAGAAACCAATTGCGGCACTTTCGTTGAAGATTTTGATTAACTTCTTGCCTTGATCTGCATCAATACCGTAGCGTTTGCCTATATTATAGACAAATTGTCCACCGTCTTGTTTTTGGAAGCCATGTTGTTGCATCCAGACGTCAAATGCATACTCCCAATCCAAAATAACACCGTCTGCGTCTGTAAGAATGATTTTTTTCATACTGTAAGTATAGCACAAAGTCAGTACATTGTCAATCGATAAATAATGGTATGAGCCAATCAATTTCAAGAATCGGAGACATCGGACAAGGCGATGAATGCGCAGATACACGCAATTCTCACAGAGATTACACAACTACCTTTGTAACCGGTGCTGCCACAGTATATATTAACAACCAAGCCGTAACAACGCTGACCACGCTTGGCGACCAAAGTTGCGGTGACGGGCATACAAGTACAGCCACAACTGGGTCTGCTACAGTATTCATTGAAAACCTTGCGGTACATCGCGTTGGAGATATAGGTGAAGGACAAATAGGAGATATCTATACTTCCGTTACTGGCAGTCCAGACGTATTTGCAGGATAAAAGATGCTATTTAAACTACCAGATCCCCCAGCAGGACAAAGTTATGTGAACAAGGTCACGGCTAATGGGCCAACAACTGTTCTAGTACCCACAAGTTCTCTCAGTGAAGATGTATGTGCAGCCACTGGTCGTACATGGGCAGAGGAAGCACGTTTATATAACATCAATAATGCACCCGACGGTAAAAAGATTGCTGAGCCTGGTGATCCGTTTTATCAAACCGCAGAGTCTATGAAGAATAAGAATAAACAGATAAGTGGTGCAGTAAGTGCTGGCAGTTTAAAATTTTTCAATTTGCTTAGTGGCTCTGCTACAGATAATCCTCCAAACCTATCTGATACAATATCAAAGATCAAAGACGGTAGCATTAACGCAGATATCACTGCCAACCTTGGCAAGATTGGAGAAGTATCCGACAGTTTGCCTGCCGGTGCTAGTAGTCAGTTAGAGGCTGCGAAAGCAGACATTGCCGCAAAGATGGCTAAGGCGCAAGCAGACCTTCCAAAGTTGTTGGCCATGGCACAAAGTAATGTAGATATCCTTACTAAAAAGAAAATTGCAGAAACCGGAAAGCCACCGACAGAAGCCGAGATTAAAGCCGCACAGGGTGCATTAACAATTTTCCAAGACGGTCCTAAACTATTAGAATCAAAGGCCGCAGAAATTAGCAAGGCTGTAGCAGAGTCAGGCAAAGACTTTGGAGCCAATCTCAGCAAGGGATTAAGTTCGGCTAAAGATTTTGCCAAAGCAGGTATTAACAAAGTAACTGACTTGGCAAAAATTGCCGGTACGAAGATAACTGAATTTGCCAGTGGAGTTCCAAGTCAAACTATTCCAGACCCTGCCAATCCAACTGGTCCAGCAATACCTAATCCTGCCTATGCAACATTTGCCGCAAATCCTGCTAACGCTGCCAAAATAGCCAAAGTAACCGAAGTAACTGGAAAAATGAACGCCGCAGCCGCTGACATGACTACAAAATTTGCAGAGATAGAAACTGCACAGGCTTCGGCAGTTACAGGAGGAATGGCCGACTTGAAAGCATTTGCCTTTGCCGCACAACTAAGTCAACCGGCCACGGGATTTAAAGCAACAATACAAGATTTTACGCTAAACAAAAGTGCTTTTGATCCAGCAAGTATTTCCCAAACATTTGCTAGTGCAAGTAAACTTGGTCCTAGTATAGATACAAGTCTTTACAAAAGCACTAAAGATGAAGACCTGACATATACAGGTGATGACGGTATTGTATGGGATAGAATTAACACTGAGAGATTGCGCCGTAGTTTATCCGGCTTGCCTAATCCTCGACCTAAAGAGCCGCCACTTGTACCTGCAGGAACAACTCCTCCTAAAGACCCTGCTACAGTAGTTAAACAATCTAAAATAGTTGAAGCGGACTCCGCACCGGCAGTGACAGTTACTACTACAAAGAAGAAAGCAGTGTTTGATAAAGACCCTGATGAAAAAATCTTTAACCCATTTCTTAAAGAATATTTCAAAGTTCTTACAGTATACGATACTGAATTACAAACGTTAAACGCAAAAGTCAAGGACGGTCTAATAAAACGATGGATGGACGGTGCCTACGACTTCCCTACAATTGCTGAACGGTATCTAAAGATAGAAGCGGCCAAACCCAATGAAGCAGATAGAACAGACGAAGAAAAAGTTATTGTAAGGCAGAGATTTTTCTTTAGAGCACTGGCTATTGCGTATTCAGACGAATATAGAAAATATCTGTGGGTACGTGAGCGCCGTGAAGAGATTAATAATCAATACGGAATACTACTAGACGCTTTTAAGGCTAGTAAAACATTTGGGGATTTACCTGTGTCAGTTGAAGAAGCAGTAATGAAAGACGGCGGCCCTGGACAGTGGAAAAAGTTTGTTACTGGAACTTATCCTACCTACGAGAAGTGGGCAAAAGATAATCCAACTATCTCTGCCCCTCCAACAACACCTACTTAACTTACAATTTTAATACTGGAAGTGGATTCCAAGTATTGATCAGCCGCTGGCTTCATTGTAGGTGCAATTACTGTGATGGTACTCTTGTTTAAAGAGATTACCTTATCTTGTTCTACAGTAAACAAGTACGGAACCATAGCAAGTCCGTTAGGCCCCGCTGTAAGCACCATGGTTTTAGATAGTTTTACAAACGTATCTGTTTCTGTGTCTAGTCGTGCAACTAGTTCTTCTCCTGAAGTAAGTTTAATTGTAACTACTTCGCCTGACGTAACGCCTTTATCGATTAACATTTAAATGGTCCTTTGATTTCTAATAGTGAAATTACACTTGCACTAGTATAACTGCGTTGAATTAAAAAGTCAATGGTATCCAGCATTTCTTTTTCATTAATTTTTTCAACAGGTCCTTGATCTTTACTGTTCCAAAGATATGCAGGATTCAACAGTGTGTGTCTAACTTTGGTTGGGCTAATCAAAATTCTTTCGTTCCAGTCAAACAAATCTCGTTTGCTATGTCCGGACTGATGAAATCTCCAACTCATACTACCAATGGTTATAAAATATGTATGTAGGTCTTCGGCGTCATGGCTTCGATACATAGCAGTTAACAGTTTATTTTGATTTGAATCCGGAAGGCAATTAACAACAACATCATAATTCATGCTTGTTGCCACTGCTTCATTTAGTTTTTCAGGAATAGGAAATCCAACACTGGTGCTGATATTATCAGCATTGTATTTTTCTACAATGGCTTTACCTAGCCCCGACGATCCCCCAACAACTAAGATTTTCATGAATTCCTGACTAGACCATGAATTTCTCTAAGACCGCCAGCATACTTTCCGTCTACAAACAATGCCGGCATTTCTGCTGTGGCATTTGGATCTTCGGCCAGCAGTTGGTCGATAGTGAATCCAGCACCTATTCTTTTTTCCACAAATTCTTTTTTTGCAAGTTGTAGATGGCGCACTGCTTCCTTGCAATATGCATCACCTTCTCTTGTCCATATCACAATATTCATTGTTTTGCCTCTGTTAGTCTTGCTCGCAGTTCTGTGAACCCGCCGACAAGTTCGTCACCTAAGAAGATTTGAGGAACTGTACGTGCTGAGGGTACTGCTTCCAACAACTCTTCTTTAGTATACCCGTCGCCGATTTTCTTTTCTTCAAAAGGTATACCTTTTTGTTTTAACAATGCCTTTGCTTGATCGCAATAAGGGCAATTGTACTTTGACCATACTGTTGCTTTCATTTCTTTCCTTAATTATAAACTTGGTAATTCTTCGTAGTCGATGGCATCGCTCATCACTCCAATTACATAATTTGTACTTTCATTTTCCTGTAAGGCTGTTTGCTTCTTACTGGTATCTGTATGCTTGTTGAACCACGGGATCGGAGTTGATTTAGGAGCAGTGGCTTGATACTTGATGCCTATTTCTTTCAATGCACCTGTTGCAGTATAGTCAACAAAGTCAGAAAGGATAGGAGCATTAAGTCCAATCACAGGTCCCTTTTTAAACAAATATTCGGCCCACTCTTTTTCTTCTCTAATCACATCTTTATATAGTTGATACACTTCTGCTTCACAGTCGGCCTTGGCTTGTGCAAATCTAGAATCTTCTTTGACCACTTGGTTGATTAGGAAAGCAGTCCAACCCTTGTGTAGTAGTTCATCTTGCAGAATCAAACTAATGATGTTGCCGTTGCCAATAAAGATCTTGTTCTCTACCATGGCCAAACTTGTGGCAAAACTAACCATAAAGCGTAGTGCTTCTAGTGCATAACTAGCGTTCAATGCCAACCAGATTGCCTTGACATGTGTGTACTCATTGATCTTCTCGCCGGCTTCTTTTCGGCAGTTGATCATATGCAGGTCATCATAGTATTTGCCCACGCTACTTGCCATTTCAACAATTTCTTTTGTATCATGAATAGTTGCAAATATTTCTTTTGGTACGTTGTAGATGTTGCGAATGATATGACTGTAACTGCGACTGTGAATGTTTGTTTCAAAGAATGTCCAGTTGTAGACCAGTGCTTCTAGTTCTGGAAGACTTATGACCGGAGTAAAGATTTGACTTGGGCCGCGGCCTTGCAGACTGTCAAGAGCAGTTTGCCTAAGCAAGTTACTAGTGAAGATATGTTTGACAGCATCGCTGGCTTCCTTAAAATCGTTGGCGTCTTTGGTTAGACTAATCTCTTCGGGTACCCAAAAGAATCCTCTAGCAGTTTTTTCAAAGTCTGAAATCTTGTTGTACTTGACTTCTTCAAAGCGTTGAATAGTAACTGGACCTGCTGGATCCAGAAACATCTTGCGATTGAGATAATCTGTTTTTGTGTGTAAGTTATATTGTGCTTGACTCATTTATATTTTCCTGATGCAAGTACTATCTTGCAAATGTGTTCTAATCTTTCTATGTGCTCATAGGCACGCCACGGAGTGTTGCCAATGGCCACTACACCGTGTCCTTTGATACCTACTATGTCAAACTTGATGTTGCCTTCGCGATCCAGACCTAAGTTGCGATGACACGCTTCGCCTAGTTCTTCACTTATGGGAGCAACATCTCCCACATTGTGTGCTACTTTGGTATAACGATTTAATTCTGGAAACGAATCACTGACAGTTGCTAGGTCAATGCCGGCATGCATGGCCGCAATACAGTAAGTTGGATGAACGTGTACAACTACACGCACATCGTCTTTATGCTGTCCTAATTCTTTCTGTAGTCCAAAATGCAAAGGCATTTCACCACTAGGTTCCAAGTTGCCTGATAAGTCTGTTTGTTCAATGACTTCCCAATTATAGTTAAAAGCACCACTGCCAACTCCACTGTTAATGCTTCTCCAGATTTTAATCTTCTTAAACATCTCTGGTTGCATGTTCTGTTTACGAACACCGCTAGGAGTTACATAAAAGTGATCACGGTCGTGATGACGAATAGAAATGTTACCATCTCTACTGGTGATCCAATTGCGCTTATAAGCGTCTACTAGTATATCGCAACAAGTTTCTAACATTATAATTTACAAGCCTCGCAGTCTTCTTCTATATCAACTTCAACATACTGTTGGGCAACTTGCAGAACATCATCTTTAGCACGGGATCCTGCTTTGTTGATTAAACTGTAGTAGAATGTTTTCCCACCCCAGTATAAAAAGTTCATTAAATTCTTAGCAATCAATGTTGTTGGAACTTTACGATCCGCAAAGTGCGCCGGATTATAGAATGTATTAGTACTGATACTCTGATCAACATAGACTTGTAACACTGCGGCAGTTTTCAAATAGCCGTCACAGTCTTTCTGTTCCCACATTAGTTGATACTTGTTCTTCAACTTATGATACTCAGGCACAACTTGTACAAACGATCCTGCTTTACTTTCTTTAACACTGATTAAACTCATTGGCATTTCAATGCCATTAGTACTGTTGATAACTACACTGCTACTTTCTACAGGAGCAATGGCCATTTGTGTAGCATTGCGTACACCGTGTTCCAGCATATCTCCACGCAAGGTTTCCCAATCTAATTCAGGTGTAAAGTCTGCTAGGTCATTGGAGCCAACAGCACGTAGTTCCCAAGGAAACTCTCCTTGTCCATAGCGTGTCTTGTCACTATGGTCACACTTACCACGTTCCTTGGCTAACTCTACTGTGGCTTCAGTTAAGTAGTAGGCCTGATGTTCCATCCAAGTCTTAACATCTTGTAGTGCATCTTTTTCGCCGTAGCGTAGTCCACGTTTGGCGTGCCAATAGGCTAGATTGGTAACACCAATGCCTAGCGGACGAATTTCGTCATTGCTTAACTTCGATTGAATTGATAAGAAATCTTGATAGTCCAATATATTATTGAGGCTTCTATGTAGAATGCGACAAGCCCTGCGCATATCTTCAGGATTACGGAAGGCTCCCCAATTAATAGAACCAAGAGTGCATAAAGCGATGCGCCCATCAGCATCATCGAGGCGCTTAAAAGACTTAGTAGGTAAAAGAATTTCACAGCAAAGGTTACTCTGATAAATGGTGTGATACTCAGGATCAAACGGTCCTTGATTCATCACGTTGTCAATAAACACTAGATAGATACGGCCTGTATCAGTGCGCTCTTTAAGAATACCACTCTTGAATACTTCTTCAGCACTCATAGTCTTCTTGCGAAGATTGGGCTGGCGTTCATATTTTACGTACAGTTCTTCAAATAGTTTAGTATCTTTGTAAAATGCTTCGTATAAGTCAGGAACTTCGTTAGGATCAAAGAAAGTTATGTTTTCTTTGTTTTTAAATCGTCTCCAGAAGAATGCTGACAATACGACTCCATAATCCATGTGTCGAACTCGGGTCTCTTCAGTCCCTTGATTGTTCTTGAGTACAATAAGATCATCAAATTGATGATGCCAAATAGGGTAAAACACAGTAGCACTAGCATTACGAATACCTCCTTGACTACAACTACGCAGGTCACCAAACCACTTCTTTAAGAATGGAATCATACCTGTATGCATGATTTCACCGCCTCTAATAGGCGAACCCAAAGGACGTAATCTGCCAATCTCCAAACCAATGCCAGCACGTTTGCTGGCATACTTGGCCATCATCTCTCCAGAAGCAAATATGCTATCCAGATCGTCGTCACTGCGGATAAGCACACAACTAGAAAACTGTTTAGTAGGAGTGCCGAGGCCAGCCAACACAGGTGTAGCAAGAGTAAACAAACCATCGGATGCTGCCGTATAATATTCTTTAATGTAACGCATCCTCGCACTATTCGGTTCTTCTCTATGGAACACAGTCGCTGCCGCAACCATGTATCTAACCTGTGGAGTTTCATAAATTTCCTTTGTCGCACGATTGCGTACCAAATATTTTTCAATTAACTGCTCGATGCTGGCGTATCCATACTCTTCATCCTTGGCATGATCAATCATGTCATTCATTCGATTCCAGTCTTCTTCAGTGTACCATGTGAGTAGTTCGCTAGTGTAAAGACCTGTGGCCACATTCTTCTTTACAATTTCATAAAGATGCGGAGGCTCATAGTCTCCATAAACATCTTTGCGTAACATACTAAGTTTTTGTTTGCCTGCTACATATTGATAATTGACATGTCCGACATCTGGATTATTTTCCACATCGATCAAATCTGCAATAGCCCTAAGTGTAACCTCGTCTATCTCTTTTGTAGTCATTCCGTCATAAAAATGTGGCTGTGCTTTGATTTCAATCATCGATTGACTTACATCCGCAATACCACTGCACACTTTAGCCACTTGTGCCTGCCATTTTTCAATGGTGAGTGGTTCTCTACGACCGTCCCTTTTGACGATCATAATGCTTTTTGTCATCCGTTACTCCCTGTGTATTCTTGTTTTAATGCGTTATTTATTGACACTTATCTTTTGTAGAATATTTTGTATGTATGAATTTAACGCAATTCATAAAGTGAACATTTTATATTATACAGTGCGCAGATTAAAAGTCAATGATTAACTTTGGATATCATACCAATATTTCAAAGTTCCATTTTGATTTGAGGAGTAATTCAATAGGATTGAATCTTTAGTGCCATTGGAGTCAGAGTCGGCAAAGTCTGCTGTGAAGGTCAAGTTTTCTCCTTGACTTAGATTGCTACCAGTTACATCAAAATCATCAGTAACATGAACACGGTCATTGGACAAATCAGCCAATACTGTAATTGTACCTCTTCTCATAAACTCTAGTAGAGGACATACATAATAGTAATTGATTCTGTACACTGCATCTTGACTGCCTGGTAGTTTTAGTAAAATCGATTCTGAAGTGCCTGTGATACTCTTAGGAGGAAAATATTTTTGATTGGCTATGGCACTGCCAGCGATTTCACTAACGTAGGCAGTGTCTCTAAATGCTATGCTTGATGCTGGAGATAAGTCATAGGCACGTTCGAAATAATCATTTTCTGAAACGTTGGTGTCAAATTCAAATTCAATGACTGGATATTTTAATCCAGTGCCTACTCCACCAGTCGAACCGCCGCCGTCATTACCTACTTTGATGTAAGAGTTATAACTGCTGACGTTACCAACGCCGCGGCCGATGTATAGACCTTGTCGATCAATATCTTGGAATCTACATTTTTCAAACCTTGTCCAACGTGGACCAACTTGTCGACCTGAACCAATTTCTGGATCAGTAACACCTACTACAACATCCCAACCTAGATATGCACCAATGCCTAGATTAGTAAAGATACAACTGCGGAATGTGTTTTGTTGAATATCATAAGTAGAATCAATACCATAGGCACAATTTTCAAATTCGCAATTATCGAAGATATTGTTTTGGCAAGTAACTGACACTGACTTGGCCACTAACTCTAGTCCAATATTAAAATCAACGTCGCCTGTTAGTGAAGTACCAATTTCAAAAGTTGACTTGAACTTAACATCTGTGAATACACTGTTACGCATGGCATTGGCAATGAATACGGGTTTGTTTTCTGCCAATGATTCAAATGTCACACCTGTGATGTTGATGTATCGTGGTTGTGTTTTGCCAGTTTCGTTTGCGGCACTGTATTGATTTACGTCAGTTTCGTATTTGATTAATGTAGCATCGTTTAATGGATCTGTCTTGTAGGGATCGCATATTGCAATGGCCGCAGAAAATTCTCCATCGGCACGTATTACTGTTTTGTCTTTGCCAGCACCTTTTAATGTTATAAAAGGATAGATGTAGATAGGACCAGATACCAAGTAGTTGCCTGCTTCAACTATTAATTCAACTCTGCGTTTAGGTTGAGGATCTACAATACTTTCTGCGGTGTAGTCGATATAAACAGCATCGATGGCTCGCTGTATAGCATCTCTGTCATCAGTAGTGCCGTCGCCCAAGGCACCAAATGATCTAACTGATACTTGGTCGTCTAGTCGTTGTTGCAATGTACGTTGTACAGGAACACTTTCTCCTGTAATATAACTAGCATCGCTACGTTTGTATTGATACTGCTCAACTAGATCAAAGATGTTGGTATTTTCTGTAAGAATACGTGTGTTTCCTACAGCAGGTGCACCTTCGCTAACAGAACCGTTTCCAATGTATAATGCTTGGTCATCAACTGCCCAGCCGAATTCGCCTGATGCCAGTTGTGGAATTCCTGTTCCGCTGTTACTTCTGCCACGGCGCACCTGAATGCGCGAAATTTGAACGACTGCCATGTTATATCCTCTATATAGGATATTTATCAGTTATGCTAGTCTGTAGTATTCACTAACCCTGTCGCACCATCGATTTGTCCAATAGTCAAAGTCCTTGGGTTCTAGGATAAACTCTTGATATGCATAGTCTTTGCTACACATTAGAATAACACCCTTGCGAATGTTGGTGCCGTGTATTTCGTTGTGTGCTAGGGCGTAGGCTGTGAGTTGCAGAAAGTAGTCGTCAATCCACTCTAGTTTCTTAGGCTTGTTGGTTTGTTTAAAGTCCAGGATACTTTCATCGCCATCATGTATGCCCACACAGTCTGTGGTTCCTGCGTACAATTCTGGAAAGTACAAAGGTACTTCACTACCCCATACTTCCTTGATCTTGGGAAATCCCTGCGCAACCACAATCTTAGCCATGTCTAGACTTTGTTGGGCATATGGGTTAGTTACAGTTTCTTTGAGAGGCTCACCTTTGATGTAGTTTTCCAAGTAGGTGTGCATCCTAGTTCCGCGACTGGCTGCTTCTGTGACAATTTCCTGTGCTTTAACTTCGCCAACGGCTTTTTTCCAATTGGCTAGTGCAAGACGGGATTCAGCGGGTTTAGTTTTATCTAGTATGGTGGTCACACTAGGGACTTTAGAACCGTCAGGACAAGCATAAAGCCTCTTGCCCTGCGATTCATCTCTTGATAATTTGGCGTAAGTATATCTTTGTTGTAATAGAGTCATGGCTTATTATAACAGTTTATTACTTAACTGTCAACTATCTGCCATGGCTCGTTTGGTGGCGCTTTTTGCCATTTGACTAACAACGTTAGCGCCTTTTTCTTTTTCTACAGCACGACGTTTTTCATCGTTCTGTGCTTTGGTCTGTAGTTCAACACCGTTTTGATCAAAGTTGTTTGTCAGTGATTGGATCACTGAATCGTTGTCATAGGCTAGTTTGAAAGAATCATAACTGAAATCTTCCATGCCCATGTTTTGCATGAACTTGTTTAACTCGTCCCAGGTGAAAACGGCAGGACGACCTTTTTGATCTGCCCTGCCGATGAGTTGCTTTAATACTAGATTAAGTTTTTGTTCAGACTCTGTTACTTTTTTTTTGGTGCTAGGATGCTGGCTAGTCTGCGGCTGTAGTCAATTGACTCACGCTTGGCACGACCTGCTACTTCATCACCGCCTGCTGCCGGAGCGGCTGCTCCAAACTCGTCAGTGGGTTCTGCATCTAAATCATCAGGAGTCATGCCTTGATCGTCCGGCATTTCTTCTGCGCCAATGTCCATGCTAGGGTCTGCACCCATCATGTCTTCAGCGCCGCCTTCTCCTGTTAACAAACCAACACCTTGATTTAATTGTTGACGTGAACTTTCTAATGCTGTATAGACAGTTGCTAGGGCTGGCTTGATAATGCTTTCAAACTCCATGGCAGTGTCCGCGCCTAATTCATCGCGTATCGCGTCTACTAGTTTTAACATATTTTCAGCCTGCATGTTGGCTGTGTCTTCCATCCAACCTGTGATACGATCAGCCATGTCACGTGCAGACATAATGAATTCTGCTTTTTCTTCTTCGCCTTCGGCCAACATGTCTTCGTCTGTTGACTGGTTTTCGTGAACTTGTCTTACCTTGGCCTGTAATTCTTCTGGTAGAGATTCAAAGTCAATGATGCCTTCTTCTACTTTATCCAGCACCAACTGTTCCATTGCTGTGAATGAACTTTCGTTGATGCTTGCTTCGCGTTCTACAATCTCTTGATTTAGAACATCTAAAAATAGTTTGTTCTTAGCATATGAATCATTTTCATGCACAGCATTAAAGCCTTCTGTGTTTTCAAATTGGTAGAGTTTTGTACGTAACTTGTTACGTGCATCTTCTAACTGTTCCATGCTAAAACTTTCTAAGTTTAGTTTTTGCCCGAAGGTTTTTTCTGCACTTTCATTTAGTGCGTGTGCTGTTATTGGTTTGTGAAATTCTGTAATTCGCATGATCTCTTCCTAGGAGTTGATATTATATTTATGTAATCGACGCATAGAACACACTGTCTATGGCTTGCTTGGCCTGCTTGGCGTTTGCATGGGCGATTTCATAACGCCATAATGCTGTATCTTTTCGTACATTGTCTGTGGTTTTTCTGTATGTTTGTTTATATATCAAACTATCGGCATAGTTTTTTTCAAAAATACCGTCATGTTTTTCAATTTCTCGAATACGCCCTGACAAGCGTTTTTCGTGCATTTTACACACAGCAAATGCACTGACTTTTAAAAATGTTGTTGCAATGTGTCGCTTCTTGGGATCAGTGTGGAACACAGCCCAAGACCCATCTTCTAATTTGATAACTGAATACTTTTTGTATCTAATTAAGTCTTTGGTGATTGGAACAAAGATGCCTGATTTAAGGGCAATATCTCTCAACATGCCTTCTAATTCGCTGGCAGTTTCTTTTAAGTTAAGCATTTGGGTATAGATAAGTGTTTCCTTTGTCTGTAACAGCAATGACTAGACTTTTACGGACTAGGTTTTCAATAATCTGTTGTTCTCTTTCCGAAAATATAGATGCTGGTTCTAGTCCTTTGATTCTATCAAGAACCTGTTGCTCTTCGTTGCTGAGCCAAGTGGGAATAGTTCTGACCAGTTCGTTTAATCTCATCGTCCGATGTCCATTAACTGTTTTCTCAAATCGGCTATCTGTTTCATCATCATGGCTATCTGATCATTTATCTGCTTTTTCCTAGCCATCTTTTCTTTTTGAACTTGTGCTAGTTGTTGCTGAGGGCTTATTCCTTTTTGCGCATCCTGAGGAGTTGGGGCCGCTCCTGTGGCTGGAGGTGCAAGCCCTGGCATGGTTAGTTCGTCAATTCTCATTGCATTGTCCTCTGTTCGATACTTAGTTCTTGATCTTGTAAATTAGAGATATGATCCTGTAAACGTTCGATCCATTTTTGATTGCGAAGCATTTTATAAACTATATTTTCTGTGCTGAATTCGCCAGATTTTTCTAGTCCTGCTTTACGCATTCTTTTAAGGTCGTCCCAGGTCGCTGTTGCTACTTCTAGTTCGTCATTGCCTAGTACAACTGCAAGTCTATCTCTGTAATTTTTATACTTATCTTTGACATCACCGCTGTCAATCTCAACACTTACTCGCTCTGGTCTACTCACCCATGTGTTTTTAAGCACACTGTAAATTCCCAGGCTGTGATGTTCTTGATCTACATCTTGTGCATATAGTTCAACATCTATGCCTTTTACTTTGATGTCATGTCTAGCATTATATACATTTTTCTTGGCATCAAGTAGTTCCTTGTACTCCGCAGTGTTGGGAACTTGTACTACTAGGTGTAGATCTAAATCGCTGTATTCTGTATAACTGAAAGCCGCATTAGATCCGCTGACTGTGATGTCCACAATATCTAACTTGACACCAATAAATTCTTGAAAGTGATCTGCTATTTTTAGCAAGCCTTGACGTATGTCGGGATTCATTCTCTCATTAGAGAATATTTTAGGGTTTAGTTCTTTATGAAATACCACAGCCGTGTTTAGACTAAACTCGGTGGGAGATTCTACAGTAAACTCGTTGATTAGCATACTGTATTTAGTTGAGGATTATAAACCGATGAATTTAAGAAGGTTTGCTAGATTTGTATTGCCGATCCAGCCGGCGCCTGCGGCAAAGGCCATGGCTACTAATCCATACTGCATCATCTTGTTTTTGCTTTTTTCTAGGTCAGCAATTTTGCAGGATAGTTCGTTGTGTTGTTTACATGACTCAGTGTGCATGAGTTGTAACTGTGTTTTTAGAGTATCGCCCGTGCGGTCTAGACAGTCATGCACATCTTTGATATCTAGTTTGATATCATCGATCTTTTCATCTAGGTTTATTACTTTGGTTTCTACAATACCAAGTCGTTCTGCTGTTGTGGCCATTTAGGCTGTTTTCCTTGTATGTTAAGTCAGGTGCTCGCTCCGAGCCATGTGCCTAAGTTGTGGGTGCCTAATATATAAGTTTATTTATCAACTACCGGTAGACACCACTGTGTTGCAAGTGTCTGGGTTCGAAGTATCAAACACTGCAAGGTCAACGTCGATTGTTTCGTTTAGTCCAGTAATGATTGGAACAAAACGTAGGTCGTTGGTCAACAATGCATGATCACTGTTGCCATCAGTGAATGCACCTTCATATTCTATGTCAAATACAAATGTCCATACAGCATGTACACCTGAATAGTTTTTGCCAAAGTTACAGGCGTTTAGATCTTTTTTAGTTATTGTAGGACCTTTTGAAAAAATAGGGTTAGCCCTAAGCCCTATGGTCTGTAACAACGTAACAAAATTTTGTTGCTGGTGTTTGGCCAACTCCTCGCCGGGTTGGTGTCGATATTGTTTTGTTTCTGTAATATCTACTAATGTCTGTATCGTAAACCGTTGCATAGGTATATTTAACAGCCGTAAAAAAGCCTACTATGAAAGTAGGCTTAGTCTTCCCATCCCGGGGTAAGTCGATTATACTGCTGGAATTACACGCTGATCAAAGTCAGCCACTACTGCCATTGTAACACCTGTTACACCAAGATAATCTGCGGCTGCTGTTAGAGCGCCTGTGCCTTGTACTGCAACATGAGCAACGCCTGAACTTGTTAGATCAACACCTGCGATTGTTACTGCATCGTTTGTGCCTGCTACTCCGCCTGTTGCTAACGCAAGTACTACTGCGTTAAGATCTGCAATGGCTGTGGTTGTGATTGCTGTTTTTGATAGTGAAAGAATGCGTGTGCGTGGGCCTAGACCGTTACTTTCAACTACATTTACACCGTTTACTTTTGTTACTGATGCCATGATATTTTCTCCTCTTAGGCTTTGCCTACTACTCTGTAGGACTTGTACTTTTATTTAGCCAAACGAGAAAAAAATGTGAGTTATAGGTCAGTTTCTGGAGGTTCTTTGGCTGCTCTGCGAGCCTCTTGGATCTTGTGTACACCACGTTTGAACTTGCGTGGGTCTCCGGTGCGTATGGCATTTAAAAAACGGCGCTCTAATTCACCGGCTTCGTCTTCGTTGAAATTCTTCCTAACTAGAGATAGTAAATTTACTGCGCTTTCAATGATGTTTTGACCGCGATTTTCAATCAGCAATTCAGTATTTCGGCTATGGCCTAAACTGCTGAGTTCTTCTAGTATGGAACGTGTACGTTTTTTCATATAACCTTCTAACTGATGTAGTATTTAACTGATTATACATTTTTATTTTAAAAAGTCAAGTGATAGATATTGTGCAGTGCCGCGCTGGGCAGATAAATATATCAGTAGAAACCATGAGTTACTACACACACTTACAGAGGAATACCAAATGAAAACATTATCGCAGACCATGTTGTCTTTGATGGAACGACTAGCAGAAATGTTCCCCGATGACACGTATCAAACTCGCTTAGATCAGTATCTAAGCACCAAAGGCATTACCGATGCCGCACAGTTGGAAAACTACATCCAACAATTCACTTCTCAAAAGGAAACTTATCTATGAAATCAATATTAAATTCGCTATATAATATATGCATCAGCATTGGACAGGCTCGTGCCGCAGCCGCGTTGGCTAGGGCCGGAATGTACGACGAGGCCAAGACATTGATGTTAAGCAAGTAATATGTAGAAAGGGTTTGTGGATGACTTTGGTTTATATACACGGTGCCAATGCAACCAGCGAAAGTTTTAATTATATTAGAAACGAACTGGGAACAGGCATAGACATTGACTACGATAGTCGTAACGGATTTGAAAACAATCTAAAAGACATGTTGTCCAAGTTGTCCGCAGTCAAAGACATTGTATTTGTAGCACACAGTTTGGGTGGCATATACGCACTGCACATTGCCAATGCTATACCCAACCAAATACTAGGTGCAGTTACATTGAGTACACCATATGGTGGAGCGGCTGCGGCAGATTATGCCCAGTTCTTCCTACCCTTTAGCAGACTCATGCGTGACATAGGACCTAGTTCGTGGGTGATGAAACAAGCAGATCGAATTAAGATTCAACACCCTTGGACCAATATTGTCACTGTAAAAGGTCAAAGTCCTTTCTTATTAGAACACAACGACGGAGTGGTCACAATTGCCAGTCAGCGTCATCACAGTGACATGGAACTAGTTGATGTAGAGTACAATCATTATGAAGTGGTACTCAGCAATCAAGTATTAGAAATAATTAAAGAACGAGTAAAAAGAATCAAAAAATAGTTGCTTTTTTATTGTAAAGCATATATAATAGTGCATAGGGAAAAGGAAGTACCTATGTAAGACATACACACACAAGGAGATTATTATGTCATTCGAAACACCAAAACTACCAGAAGTAAAATTCAACAAGAACGGATATGAAATCCGCACAGACATTTTGGGCATGGCTAAAAGCCTAGTACAAGACGACTTTCAATCTAAATTTGCAGGTTGGGAAATGACTGCCCAACGTGACGAAAAGACTGGACAAATCGTTAGCACAGTTACAATGCCACAATTTCCAGGACTTGATAAAGTTTTAGAAACTGCTGAAAAAATGTATAGTTTTGTTAATCAAAGCAATCAAACTACTAAAAAATAATAATATACTGGCATAGCCATTTAGAGAAAAGAAAAAGCACCCTTCGGGGTGCTTTTTTATTGGTGATGCAGTGTGATCAGTTGCACCAACTCTGCTTTGCTTCGCCGTAGTATTCACGGGCCAGTCCATTGCTGATAAGTCCTTGACGAATGCTCTGTCCGTTTACCAAGATGTCTCCCAATATACGGCCACCAAACTTATCCCATCCATAGATAATAACTTGGTGCTTCGGGTGGGACTGTAAGGCTTGAGTTGTAAATTTACTCGCCAATTGCGCTCGCTGGTCTTCTTGTGGACATTGAGCACGGTGTCCTTTTTCTGGTGTGTCGACTCCAAAGATTCTAACAGCCAATTCTGGTTTGAGGGGTGCTGGTAGAAAGGGGGCGGCGATTACAATAGTATCGCCATCACTCACTCTAATAACTTGTGCATCGTATGTTGCTGAATTCTTTGGCATCTTGCCTTGTGCAAATGCCAACACGGGCACTGCTAATAATACTAATAAAAACTTTTTCATTTAAGATCCTTTTAATCTGTGTAGTTTATTTATTGTCAGATATTGGGCCACCTTCGACCCATGCATCGCAAGTTCTCTTTGAAGCACATTTGAACTTCAAAAACTTGCAGTAGCCTAAATATCCTGCATCCACTGTATCGCTGGCATCACTACCAGGTTCACTACCAATGCCTTGAGCAATACAATCTTGCATTTTTTCTGTAATATCAAATGCCGCGCAATTTCCGCAACGACTGTTTTTAACTGATTCGATATCATCAGTGTTCCACTTGTCTGCTAACTGTTGCCAGTATGCATCATTGGGTTCGCTAGGATTTAATGGACCGTAGTGATATTCGTCTATGGCCTTCTGACGATTCTTCAAGTTGACATCGATGTCGTGTGTGGCAATGGGACAGCCCTTGTTGGCTGCTTCTACTATGTTGATATATTTTCTATACATTAATTATGTTCCTGCCAGTTTACAATACCCACAGCATCATCGTTGTTAGTAGTGGCTATTGCCGCCAAGCACCATATGTCTGACACACCCGCTATAGTTCTGCCCAACTGTTGGCTAAAGTCTATTTCATTGCTGGTGACCATAGCAGATCCGCCCTTGTTAGATCCTACAAATATACCTTGTGTTATTACTTTGCCGCCCGATAATGCTGTAGCAGATAGGTCGTACTCCACTGTGCTGTCTGTGTCAGCACTGGTCCAGTCAGCATTAGTCAGTGTGGGGTTGAGAATAACACGATAGGCAAAGGCTGCTTGTTGTAGTCCATACACATCAAATGCTGTAGGAATCACAATAGAGTCTAAGGCTGTTGACTTCATGCGTAAACAGACTAATGGTCTATAAACTGTATTGCTGAGGTCTTTGCCAGTTAGGGCTGTTCCTATAGCACGGGTAAAACTGCGATTACTATGCCCACCTTCTGACATAACTGTACTACAGATTGCTCGCATGGAGGCTGCGGGTCCAGTGCTGATTAGTTCATATCGCAAGGGTAATGTAGCACTGGTCATGTAGACCTTGTTTAATATGTTGGCATGGTGAAAACTGTGACAAACAATGAACTGGCCGTTAATCACAAATCCACAGCGTACTGTTCCTACACCTAACCATTCTATGTCTGTCCAGAAGATTTGTGATTTGGTTACATCTAATGTTATTCCGCTGGCTCCAGTCCCATCTAATTTATCACCATTCCATGAAGCCTGGGCAAATTTTTCTGTTGTATCATCTACAGAACCAGAAGTGTATTTTCTAATAACTAGATTTTTTGTAGTACCAGCCACTTCAAAGTAAACACCATTCTCTGCTCCAAAATAGCCTGCTCGTTGTGTAACGCCCGCGGTAGGGGTGTTCATAACAAAGGTCAACAGAACCAATAGACTCTTACCAGGCTGGTAAGAAAATACCTGTTTAGTCTGACGAATGGCTGAACCTGCTCCTGTAGCGTTCATCAGTATGGAACTTTCATTAGGTAAGAAAGAAGAACTAACGGAGCCACTGTCCACTTGGTCCCACTTGTATGTGTTGTCAAAGTAACGCAGACCGCCATCAAACAGTGTATAGGGATTGCTTACACGCAGTCTACCAAACGCATCAGTGGCCGCTGCCCCTAAAGTTACAGCACTGGTGCCAGTTAGAGTAGCATTTACATTACCACTAATAGGAATAGGATTGCCTGCATCGTTTTTAATCTCTACTTCTGGCATTGTGCCAATGTTGACAGTTCCATCTACTGTTAGACTACCGTTGTTATCTGTTACCGCCACAGGTTGATTTACTGTTACAGTGCCACCTATAGGCATATAAGGAACATCAAGTATACCGCTAGTACCTACTTCTGTAACGTGAGTGTGTATAGGATCTTCAGGAGTACTAGTAACTGTTACAGTTCCGGGAATGGTAACATCACCTGTGATCGTGATGTCACCTTGTATGTTGGATAAGACTCGTAATGCCGGATCACCGTTAGGTAGGTAATCCATAGCCTTATGAACGTTTAAAAGGTTAGGCTCGTCAGGATGTTCGTAAACAGTTGAGTTAGGATTTCTTACACCCATATTAAATCTTCACGCCTATAAAGATATGGCTTTGTCTTTGTGATTCCCAAGTGTTAGTATTAGTTGAACCGTAGCCCGTATTGATTGCTGACCGTATACCAGCATCTAGTCCCGATGCATCATATACTACTAACACTATAATGTTTCCAGTTGCCACAGCGTTTAATGCACTTGCTAGGGCGGCGCGAGCACCTGGAGAGCCAACAACGTCCCAGGTATCGTATTGTGTGGCTGCTGTGACGACATCACCGAGTGGATCTAACACTACTAGGGTGTGTCCACGTAGTTCAGTGTTAACAACTTGGACATCGTTAGATACTACACGAGCAGGTTGGTAACTAGGAACATCATAAGTTGATGACTCTGCGTAGATTTTGTTACCAAGTACATATCGTGTTGTTGATATTGCTGTGGTTGTTCCAAAGGCTTCAAAGAATGTAAAATCAGCAACAGTGTTGATCCACGGGCGACCTTGTACAAGTCCTCCAATGTTTGGATTATCTATTGTGGCGTTGCCATCGAATTGCGTTGGCAATAATGTAAGATCTAATGTTGCTCTAGCGTTGCCATCGGCGGCTCTCTTGGCCGCTGCCAATGCTAACTTGGCTGCTTGACGTTCTTCTCTAGTAGGCAGTTGTGCAATACCATTTAGTGACATAATTATTCACCTCGCCATTGTGCCGCAGGGTACATGCTAGGAGCATTTGTACGAATATCTGCTGGGTTCTTACTTTTCATTAAGTCTGTGCCGTTGTGTAGAACATTCTCTATATCACTGACCATTGGCTGTGGCTCGTTGGCATGTTCTCTAGGAGCATCACTGACCAAGCCGCTTAAAACTTTCATACGTGCTAGATCATCAGCAGTTTGTGTTTCTGGAGCATAAGGCTCTGACTGTTGCGTTACTTGAACGCTCATAGTAGGTCCTGATTCACGATCAATGAGATCTGCCAGTCCACGTAATAGTTCACTTATTTTCATATTTTATATCCAGGGTTAGCCAATGTTCTTATCAATACCACGACTAGCAACGCCACCACGTTTACGTTTAGCGGCAAGTTCATCGATACCGTGTCGTATCTGCTCTAAATTTTGTGCCAGGCCCATGAACATACCGCCTTTGTGTAACTGTGTGATACGTTCCCATACTACCAATTCGTTGCTATCTGATAGTTCTGCAAGTTCTTTTAACTGTGCTCGGGCCTGCTGTATGCGGCCTTTAAGACTCATAGTATTGGCTTTTTCGTGACCGTAGATTGTGGGATTATTAGGCTCCTCACCGGTTGCGATTGGCATTTCTATCAGTTGATTAATTTTCATTTTAACTCCGGGCTCTGGTTAGATTGGTCTACAAATATTTATGCTATAAATAGTAGACTATGATAAACAAAGAACCCTTTAAAAAACTTATACAAGAATTCAAAGACACTGGAAAATACCGTGTTTTCAATGATGTAGTACGCGAAGCAGGCAAGTTTCCTACTGCTTTATGGTACGGACCTTACAATATTAAAAACATAGTAAACTGGTGCAGTAATGATTACTTGGGTATGGGACAACACAAAATTGTACTAGATGCCATGCACACCGCACTCGACCACACAGGATCAGGATCGGGTGGCACACGCAACATTGGCGGCACGAGTCAATACCATGTGGCCTTGGAGCGTGAACTTGCCAGTCTACACAATAAGACAGGCGCACTATTATTCAGCAGTGCTTACGTGGCCAACGAATGGACATTGATAGCATTATCTAAAATCATAGACAACATAGAATTTATATCTGACAGTGAAAATCACAACAGTTTAATTGTGGGTATTCAACACAGTCGTGCTCCTAAACAAGTGTTTGAGCATAACAATCTAGCAGACTTGGAAAACAAATTAGCCAACAGTAGACTCAATAACAAAACACCATGTATTGTATTCGAAAGCGTATACAGCATGGATGGCGACATCAGCCCTATAGAGGCAATTTGTGATCTAGCAGATAGATATCATGCTATTACCTACATTGATGAAGTACATGCTGTAGGCCTGTACGGTGATGAAGGTGCAGGCAAATTACAAGAACTAGGACTACAGGATCGAGTTGACATAGTTAACGGAACCTTGGGAAAAGCGTTTGGAGTGCAGGGAGGTTACATTGCCTGTGATGCTGTAGTTCGTGATGCAATTAGAAGTGTGGCTGCTGGCTTTATCTTTACAACATCGATGAGCCCTGTGACCTGTGCTGGCGCATTGGCCGCAGTTAGATATTTACGTGAGCATAATGAGATACGTGAGCAACATCAACGTCAGGCTACGAAACTCAAAGACGAATTAAAACGTGCTGACCTTCCTGTAATGAACTGTTCAACAACTCACATTGTTCCTGTGCTAGTAGGAGAGGCTAAACTTTGCAAGGCTATGAGTGATAGACTGCTCAATGAGTTTAATATCTATTGTCAGCCTATCAATAGTCCAACAGTTGCAGTAGGAACAGAACGTTTGCGTCTTGCACCTACTCCGTTCCACGATGATGGAATGATTGAAGACCTAGTTGGCGCACTAAAAACTATCTTTAAAGATAGTCGTTGAACCAACCAATCTTCTTGCCTTGGCCTTTACGGCTGTCGTGCTCTTCCACTGAACTAGGATAACGCCAAGCCCACACGGCAACCAATGCCATAAAGACGGCTGTACTAATTACGCCAATTGGTTTGACTCCGCTGGTGTACATCAACACCAAACTCAAGGACATCATACCTAGCATGAAGTATTTCATCTTTAATGGAAACACACGCTTCTCACCCCAGTTGGTTAAGAACGGGCCGAACAACTTGTGATTGTACAACCAGGCATGCATCTTGGGACTGCCTTTGGCAAAACAATAAGCGGCAAACACAACAAATGGACTGTATGGTATGCCCGGAGTAATGACTCCGATGTATGCCATACCTAAACTAATAAAGCCTAATATTTTCCAGAAAAACTTTTTCATGGTATTACCCTTCCGTCTTTTAATTTGAATTGTAAGTATTCAGGATTGCCTTCGTCGAATACATACTCATATTCTAGTGGCTCATAAGGACGAATTCCCCTTATGGCTATAATGTATCTAGTCTCAAGTCCTGCATTGGCTCCCGAATGTGGACTCATCCAATTATCCCATTCGTAGGTTGCTCCATCTTGTTGTAGATAGTAACTTTGGTCTTCGATCATAAACACATGCCCCGGCACAGGTGCGCCTAAGTGTATGTGAAACCCTTTGAGTTCACCAAACTTGCGCAGTTCTTCTTCCCTACCATCTACATCAGTATGTGGAGCAATAACCTGCCCAGGCTTGGTCACACTGATAGCACAACGATCAGATATGATGTTTAGGTACTTGTTGATTGCGTAGAGGAACTTGGCATCAAAGTCAAAGTGCGGGCAGTGTATTACACCGTTGCAGATTGGATCCGGATAGCCTGCACGTTTCCAGTTCAACACATTCTCACGTTGAACTGTTTCTAGGAATTCGGGTTTGACTTCTCCTGCGTCATCGTAGAGATAACACAGTTCATATTGTCCTTCGCCAAGACTTTCTACAAGTTCTTTGGTGCTGAACACATCGTTGATATTTCCGTAATATTTGGCCATGCAAATATTTATAGGAAACTTTACTGGGATTTCTTATTTTCTTCGTATTGTTTGAAGAGTCTAGTAACTGCTTCCATTTGCTCAGCAAACACATGCGGAGAACCTTCAGCCGCTTGTTTCATATCCCAATCGTTGGGATAGTGTCGCAGACAACTACGAGCACGATCTTTAATTGCTTTTGGTACTCTAGGAGTACTCAAAATCTCAACTAAAAATTTTTGAGTCTGCATCACTGCACGATAACGTTCGTCAGGCAGGGTCATCTTCTTCCTCGTCTCCCTCAATGTCTATACCAGGAGTTGAAGTTAGACTATTAAGCATAGTTAATAGTTCAGTGGAGTCAACGTTCTCAAACGATACATTGTCGTAGGCAACACGGGGATTGACTCTATTGTCTCTACAAGCCTCTAAAAAGTAATCAACGAATCGTTCGTCAATCCATCTCCAAGCCTTTCTTTCTTCAGGCAGAAACATTTCCACGGCATATACAGCACCGTCATCATCATCAAAGATAACACTAACTAGATGTTGATGTTGTTCAGTGCCTGCATCAAAATACACAGCATTGGGTCCAAAACAATCCCATTTGTAAGGAGCCGCGCCAAGTACTTTTAATGTTCCAGGTGCTATTATTTCCAACAGATTCATTCGCAGTCACCCATATTAGCCATTCTGCTGGCAACTGTGTTTTGAGAACTGTTCATGCTCTTTCGTTGTGTCTTAAATTCTTTGACATCATCGATAGCACTCTTCAACGTCTCTGCATAGTTAAGCGCACCTTGTCTCTTCAAACACACAGTTGATTCAGTATCTATATAGCCTTTGGTTAACAAAGTCCACATATGATACCATCGTGTCTTAGACCAAAAGTTAGTCTTGGTAGTGGTATAGATTGTTACCGATACATCATGATCATCTGCTTCGACCCACATGTTGTGTTCGTGTCCGCTATCACCACATTCGCAGATAATACGATAAACTTTTGAGTCGCCCCAATCGTTGTGTTTTAAAATACCTTCTGCGGGCTGTTGTGCATTCATCTACAGGTCTCCAACCATTTATCTAGTTGAGCAACGGCTTCGTCAAAATCTACAGCAAATACCTTTGCTTGAAGTTCATCTTCAACAATGTTTATATCAAATGGTACCACACCGTTAAATCTAAAATCTTCAGGCACTTCGGTGGTCACTGTAAATTCCTGCATGTTCTTAGCACGATTAATTAAAGCCGTTGCCATGTCTACTGAGTTCATTGTAGTTTCCTTTCTTTGGATTGTGATTCTTGTTCATAGATCCGTTCAAGCATTTCAAGATCTTCTTCGTCTAGGTCATCCAGATCCAATCGGCGAGCATTTTTGGCTTCTCCAGTACGAAACATTTCTTTAATACTAGACATTAATTCGTCTAATTCTTCTTGTGTGCCTTCAAAGTTATCAAAGCACCCTGGAGCAAATTCAATCTTGAGATCTTTCATTTCGTCCAGTGAGAGTTCTTGCAGTGTTTTATTTTCAGTGTTCATTTTTTGCCTTGTTGATATCTAAATTCTCTTCGTAGCCACCATTTGTATTGATTGAAGTAGTAAGTAATACTGTGGGCAGATTCGTTGAACCCGTCTCGTTCCATGCAATTTTCTTGCCAGCACATCCTTACCCAATCACGAAACTTAATTTTTGTCATTTGCATTTTCTCTAAATCTTAATAAAAATGCTTCTTCATAACAACTAAATTCTTCGGCTTGCTGATTGCGATAGTGTACCCATGTGTGTCCGTCTATCACGACGGTGTGTATTACCGTGAATGTTTTTCCATTGCCATCATGCCAGTTACTGCCTTGTTTGACTTTCTGCATTTTTTTTATCCCCAAAGACTTCAATAGCGTTATTGACCATTTGTTTGATCTCTTCTTCTGAAAAATTTGATTCCACTGCATTAATTCTAAAATGTTGATCTGGATACTGCTTTTTTAGACTTTCAAATAATCCTGTGAAGTCTGCACCTTGCCCAAGGAATTGTCCTTCTCCAGAATAGGCAAAATATTGATTCTCGACTCGTTCGATATCCAAAATCATTTCGTCCACTCCAAATTCCAGTTCTCCATTACGCCCTACCTTAACATCGATACCCTTTTTTTCCAAACTTTCAATCACTGCTTTACTTACTTTGTGAATGACAGATGCTTGGCCAAGTTTGAAAAACAGCCAGTATATCACTGCTTGAAAAAGAATATTGCTCCAATCAAAATCTTCCATGGTATCTCTTAAAATAGTTACTGTTGATTATATTATAACATTATTTACGTGATGTGTCAACTCCAACGCAGAATAAACCAATCACGTTTGGCTTCGCTTTTCCAACTAAACAGACCCTTGTCTTCTACCACATACGCATTGTTATCCCGTGCCCATGTAATCATTTCTGTGACCTGTTCAGCAGTGTATTGATTAACATCTACTTTGACTCCTTTGAGTCTAAATGGACCAACCTCACATGTTTCTAATTTGGGTCCTTTGTTTTCTTCAGCACTCAAAGGAGGCATAAAAGATCCTGGTGCAGGAATGTTTACATGAGTGGTTGCTGTGGTGTTTTTGCTTTTTGCCATTGTATACCTTATTTACGTGCCAATTCTAACAACATTACATATTTTTGATAAGCCTTTTCCACCGCAGGATTTTTAAGCCTAACAATTCGATCTCGTTCGTATCGTGCAATTAGTTGTCGGTCTACTTCATGCTTTTCTACGGATCGTTCGCAATAATTAATGTATTCGATAATGCTGTTTAACCTATCTCTGGGCATCAACACTTCTACACACTCTACTTCTTCGATAGGAATAGTACTGTGTTGGTACATGGTAGAGTCACTGATGGATACATTCCATGCGTTGGTGTGTTGCCACATATTGGGAATCCTGCGCAGTTTACGACTACTCTGGTAAACCTGCATGTCAAACTTTTTAAAAAATTCTTGTTCTGTAGTCATGACCATCTCAATAAAAACCAATCGTGATGCTTTTTGTGCTTAAATGCAAATGTTGTATTGCCAAACATACTGTGAATGGTCCAGTTAGGCATGCCTGACCATTCTTTAGGATATTGTTCACCGATCCACTTACCTTCACCAAAGTGTTTCTCGCACCATGCTTGCATTTCAGGGTGCTGATGATAGCGAGTATTGTTGAATGTAATAAACATTTTAACTCCACTTCAAGGTAAACCAGTTAGCATCTTTTATAGATTCAAAAAGAATAACATCTCCCCGATGTTTCCAATGATGTTTACAATTTACATTCAGCCACTCAAATACAGTACGTTCTAAAGGCCTAGATGACTCTATCCTGGTCCAACCACACTCGTCGACTAGCAAGTCTGCTATAATGTTGAAGTCGATATGTTCAGCAAGTTCCTTGCCTGCTTTGTTTATCATCTCTTCCTCTAAATTCATCGAGGAGACCATTTCAATGCCAACATGGTGAATAGTTTTTCGTGCATGTCAAAACGTATGCCATGCCTTCCGTTATTAGAATGTTCCCACTGCCACTTTTTATTGTTGTTTCTTACCCAAGACATTATTGGAGTCTTATAAACTCGAACAGTGTACCATTGCTCATCATCCACTATGGCTCGCTCTACTATTTTGTAGTTGGGTATACTAGAATCTACTTTAGACGCTGGCGTCATCCGAGCCACAAGTTTTTTAGATTGAAATCCAGTCACGCCGCACTCCATTTCATAATAAACCAATTGCGATCTTTTTCTTCACGGAACCAAAATCTTCGATCGTTCATGTACCAACGAGCATTTAGTTCAGGTGCTTTGTCTTTGTCCCATGCACTGCCACAGTTGCCGTATGTATCAAGACTCCATATTTCCATATCCGGCCAATTGCCACCTACCGGTTCTACACAATAGTAACGACTACCGTAGACACTACCTTCGCTGAGTACTAGATCACTAATGGGATGGCTGTTAAGGTCACGCATGAGTCGGTCTATGGCCATATTGGTCCAATGACTCTTACCAATATTACGACCACCCATAGAGATTTTTAACTCTTTACCGTTGCGGTTTGTCATCTTATCCAATAAGTCGAGTTGCCATTGATGCATCATTAATCACCTTTAATAGTATCAAAGAGATTCTGTTTTTCTTTTTTATATTTCCGCCAACTTTCCATCATTGGGTCAAACATCCACCATTTAAAAGTAGACACAAAGAACATAGCAACAGGAACAACACCAATATACATATTATATGGACTAGGTGAAAACGCAGCCATGCCTAGAAAAAATGCTCCTACAAGATAACAGCGTTGCCAAAATTCACATTTGCGCCATTGCCATTTAATGAACAACAATATCTCTTTAATCATTTTTGATTTTCTTTAGTTAGTTGACAAACCAATTGGAATCGATCCCATGCTTTTTTTACTGCGGGATTAGACATTAGCAATGTTGCTTCTTGTTGCATGGCTTTAATGCCGGCTTCAGCAATGTCGTGTGTACTGGCACCGTGTAGTGTGCATAGGTCATCTCCAAACTCTTTGGCCAACTTCTTCCAGGCTCTTTGTTGAGCCGGTGTAATAGGAGTACGGGCTGGCCGCATTTCGCTGGCTTTGTTCAGTGCTCGGCAAATTGCATCTTCGGCCACACGCCCTGCGGCAATCATGGCCGCATAGTCAGGATCGACATTGTATCTACGACTTTGTCCACCTGGATAGCACATCACAAGATGTGTGCCCTTGGAGAAACTGTCCAAGTACTCACTGTCGTATTCACTCACAGGCACATACCTGCGTCCTACTTTTTCGTAGTAAATCTTTTTCATATCTACCTCAATACGAAATGTGTTTTTTAAAATGCATCCCAGTGGTAACTACGCTCAACAACTTTGCTGAGTGTAACACGGTCGCCAATGTCGTTGATGAAGATAAACTTGCCAGCATTAGCATCGATCTGTTTTAGATCTTCATTGCTGAAACGGCAACCTTCCCAATCCCAATCTTGGTCTCCATCTTCGTCCACGCCGTTGACTTTTTTGTAATCAATGCTGATACGACCGGTCAAGGGATTGCCAACCCATGTGGTAGTTTCCAAAAGGTCTTCTGGAATGTCCAAGCCTTTTGGTTGCAGGGTGACCTTGTATTTGGTTTCACCGCTAAACTCAGGACGAGCATTCAACATCTTCATTGCCTGCTGAGGTGTTTCATTGTAACGATTCATTTCCTCAACCAAAGCCTTCAACATGTCAAAGTTGAATTGATCGAACATGCTGGAGATACGGCAAATAGTTTGAATGTGTTCTTTGGCATTGAGGTTGTCTTCACAGTACTCAACGATAAAGTCATTGTCCAAGCCTTTGTAGTCCAGCATGTAGTAGATACGGCCTGGGCGATTACGCATGTGTTGGTTCACACGCCACTTGTCGTTACAGGTCAGGACAAACAACTTCTTGCTAGGGTATACACCGTCCAGCAGAGTCAGCATCTTTTCCTGGTCATCGTTATCGTAGACCTTTTCAAACTCGTCAAACAAGATCACAGTGGGTTGTTCAATCATCTGCATGAAGCCGTTGAAGTCTTCACCACACCATGGCTGATTGATAACGATTGTAGGAATACCCTGTGCCTGTGCTTCCAAAGAAAGCATCTTAGCCAACAGTGTCTTACCACTGCCCTTCTCACCAGTGAGCATTACACCAGTTGAATTAGGACGGTCATGGAATGTGCGCAGAATGCGCTCTGCACTACGGCGAGTGTCACCGTAGATCTTGCCTTTGATTTCAAAACCTTCAACTGCTTCAAGATAGAAGCAACCGGCCATCTTATCAAATTTAACAGTGTAAGTACCTGCGGGCAGTGCATCGTGTAGGTCCATTGCTTCTTTGGTAGAAACATTGAAACGTGTGCCCGATTTCATAAAGTAAGTCATACAATCTTTCAGTGTGTTTGTTGCTATGTGTCTATTATACAATAAAACAGTCAGGCAGTCAACTTATCTAATGCCTTTGATTGCTTTAATTTTTTCCAAACGTTCGTGGTCTTCCCTACACTCTTTGGAACAGAATGCGCCTTCGGTTGGGTCTTCACAGGCCAAACAAAAGCCTGTGAGTTCTGGAACTTTGGCTTTGTATTGCAGTGCTTTTTCCAAAAACATATTGGTAAATCTTTCTGCTTCGTCTAACGGATCACTCATATACTTCTTTCTTTGTTATTAATAATTTGTTCTAACCAAGGCTTACACCCTTCCCAAGTACGATAGATGTGTGCTTGCCCTCCTCTACTCTCCCACTCTTCACAGTTACTAGTTCGGTCATCAATTAAAATATCACCGGGCTGACAATGTACTTGTTTGTCTCGACTATAAGGTCCTAGGAACACTGGGATGCCTGGAAAGTTATCGTGTGCCCACCAAACTTTATCCTGTATGCTCCATGGCATGTCGTTGTTATGCGGAATAGCACTTAGGAATCTAACATCATCTGCTAGTCCTCTATGAACAGCATTGCGACAATACTGTACCAATTCATCTGCTCCTGGCTTTAATGGCAGTGTTCGATAGAAGCGACTGTTGCGTTTAAGTTCAGCCCATTTATCGTTGGGTATACGTGCCCATGGGTCGTTATTGGGAAACTTTAATTTTAATAAGTCCTCTGCGGCCACACGCCAATCGGCGACCACATCGTCCATATCTAAATAGATTATCATTTTAATAGCATTCTTTGTAGATAGTGTATCTTGGTTTGGGATACTTTTCTACAATTTTTTCTTCTTTGATGAACTTGTTCATGTCGCCTGCATTGAAAAACATCCTGTTGAAAACTGTTACGTGTTTGCCCTCAACCACTTCAGTTACTGTTAAGTAATTACTTTTTGCTGTTCCAGCCATTTAATGCTCCTTGATTAAAATTTGTAAGTGTTGCGTGATTGTACAGGAAAAAATAGCCACTGTAAAGTGGCTATTTGCTCAAACACAATATTATCTATTGCAGACATTATGTAGTTTTGTTGTCATCTTTCTGCTGTAACATGACACTGGGAGGATACGATTCAAACGTCCATATCTTTACTGGCTTCCAATATTTATGTATGAGATTATTGATAACAATAACACCAGCAACCACAACAACAAACCCTAACATTGTTAAAATGCTTCCTGCCAAAAACACGGCCGCTTGATTCATATCCATTTTTACTTAGGCATCATCAATGCGTTGAAGTTACTAGGCACAATAATGGTCTGTACTTGACCTGCTTTGATACCTTCGGAGATATTCAACATGGCCTGTGCTTGCATGAATGCAATGCTTGCACCGGAGTTGTTAGCCAATGCCGCCATCCGACGACTTTCGGCTTCGGCAGTCTTAACTTCAACTTCCTTCTGCTTCAACTCGTTCTTTGAACGAACCAATGCGTTAGCACTTTCGACAACTGAGTCTGCTGGCACAACATTACGAATCAACACTTGGCTGATCATAATACTACCGTCCAACTTTTCGTCTGCTAGATTGCGAACAATTTCTTCCTGGATGAACTTCTCCATTTCGCCGCGATTGTCAGCCATATCCAATGCTTCGTACTTACGTGCCGCCTTGTAGATAGCATTACGAGCATTTTGTACGATGTAGTTGTACATCACATAGGTATCGCCTTTGAACTCAGCATGGAATGCTTTGTTCTTAGTAGCATACAGTTCTGATACTTGCTGTGGATTGATGTTGTAAACAACCACAGCATCCAGATCTTTCATTGTGCTATTGTCTTTGGCTACTGGAGTCATATTCTCCAGAGTAACGTTGACATCCTTGACTGGGAATGTCAAGACATCGCCGATCAATACTTGATTGAACGAGCCTGGAAGCAGTTCGCCACTTTGGACTTGTTTGTCAAAGCCAACGCGAACACCGACTTCACCAGTTTCAATACGAGTACAACCCGTTGCCAAAACTGCGGCGGCGAGAATAGAGAGAGTAAAAATACGTTTCATTTGTTTACCTTAAAAAAGAATTACGATTACAGTCATTACCAGCACGGCTAGCAATGCGACAATTATACTATACGTCACAGACTTTGTCAAGGTCCAACGCTCCTTGCCCTCCATGTTTCTCCAGGCAGTAATGCCAAAGTGAATAAGGACGGCAAGGATGGCAAATGCTAGCCAAAGTCTAATCATTGTGTTACCTTAAGTGCGGCTTCGACTGCGGCCTTAACTGCGGCATCCAATTGCTCTTGTGTGTAGGCTTCGTCTTGAACAGGTGCTTTGAAAGCATCGTCTGGATGTACACCCAACTCGCCGATAACTTCGTAGCGGCAAGCACGACCTTTGCTGGCATTGTAGTCAGTGGGAATGCTCACAACATCACGTGGATTTATCTTAAGGATCACTGTGCGCTCGCCACCGAAGTGGTCCAAGTACTCACGTGAGCAGAAGTGCAAGCCAGAACTGCAAGTATTTTCGGCTTTGTCATCAACCATGTTGCGTTCCATTTCAACCACTTGTCCAACGGAGTTATCCATTGTACCGCTGTGGCAATCCTTGTAGTCCTTGCGAACTTTCTTGTATGCCAAGAAGTGACCGTCATTGGTAATTGGCAGGTTACCCTTTTCCAAAAACTTGTACAGTTCTGTCACAGCACGATGACTTGGATTGCTCATCAAGTTCTCCATGAACTTAATCATTGGTTCAATTGGAAAGCCGTCTTGATACATTTGGATGATACGATCAGCCAATGTGTTGTGGAACTCGTGTCCCTTCCAATAAAACTTGTCTCCTTGGATGGCGATGTTGCCAGCACCATACTCAAGCACAATCTTCTTTGGCTCGATGATGTCGCGAACAGTTTCCCATTCGCCTGTTTTAATTGCTTCTTTGACTTTCTCATAGGCAATATGAGTAGAAGTAATTGTATGAGGATTGTTGTCAATTACAACAACAATATTTTTGCCCTGAATCAAATATGGAAATGTCATTTTAAACACCTTTCTGTGTGTCGATCAAATTAATATACTCTGCTACATCACTGTTAGGTGCAGAACGCAAGAACTGCAACAACGGATATCGTTTGCTGATGTCAGAGCATCCATCAACAAATTTTTGAACTTGTGCTTCTGGATTGAACGTTACACCTTGAGCATAACGATTGCACAAACGCTTCAAACTCACTTCGCTGTACTTGATCTTGTCAAAGCCTTTAAACTGTGTTACCAATTTAGTGTAAGGACTAACAGGATTAGTTACTGCGGAGACGATGTTGCTATTATATTGCAACAAGTTAAAACTGTCAACAGCATACAACACCAAACTCATAACAAGTTTGTTATCGATAGGCTTGGCCAATTCATTGGCAACATGGTCTTCGATGTTGACCCAATTAGTTTGTGTACGGATAAACTCAATGTCGCCTTTACGCACACCATAAATGGTAGTTTGGAGACCTTTCAATCCACAGTCTTTCAAGTCGTTGTAGAACTGTTTAACATCAATTGAACCGTGCTTGCTTTGAACTTCAAAGCCACTCAAAGGCAAGTAGTAATAAGTTTGAGCGGCGTCAAAACTATCGGCCTTGCCTGCATCACGCCAAACCATTTCTTTCTCACGGTAGTAGCCACCGCTACCACGTTCTTGCAGTGCAAGGATGGTAACGTTCTTACCCAGACCACTGTCAGCACGTTCCTTCTTTTCCAGTGTGCTGGCATTGACGATAGTGGCCTGCGGAGGATTGGAAATGGCTTTGAAGAATGCCTTCAAGTTCATATCCTTGGCTTTGTTTGCCTTTTCAAGAACAAACACTGTGGTGCTGTTATCTGGCTTGGTAGTACGGTAGTGAAACTTAGCACGTTCAACAGCACCAACATTGGTGTCGTTGGCAATGAACTGTACATGTTTTTCTACAGTAAAGCCCCAATAGATAGTATGCTCGTAATGACCCGCGGCATTCTTCTTGTCGTTGTATTCTGTTTCATGCTTGCGGTTAGGATATGCTTTGCTGTGCTTGGCATAGTTAAAACCGCGAATTGCAATGTTATACTTCTTAGCAAGTTCGTCGATGGGCATCTTAAAAGTCTTGGTGCCACCATAACGGTTGTCGTCAAACGTAGACAGTTTAGTGTCTGCCACATACTTTTTCACAGCCGCAGTCCACAGACCCATGCGATGCTTGCTTTGGAGGAACAAGGCACGATCCCACAGATTGGCAATGGTATCTGCTTCTTGGGCAAGGTGCGTGGCCAATTGTGCGTTCAATGCTTCCAACTTGCGTTTGATGCTGTTGACTGTTTGTGGAATGTAACTCAAGCCTTCACGACTTGCTTGGAAGTCCAAGTCGCCAATGGCAAAGTGCAACTCCAAACCGCAGTTCAGCAAGCCACGCAGGTCACCGAGTGTTTGGTCTGCATTAGGCACTTCGATAGGATAGGCAATATTACCCATGACGGCAACACTACGTTGACTATCTTGGTAACTGTGAACACCAGGAATAATATCTTGGGTGTCATATTTTACATCGCGGAACTGGAAACTGTTTGCACCGGCTACCACTGGGCGCAGTTTAAAATAGGTATAGACTTGACGTGCTTCGTCTTGAAACTTAGAGAAGTCATATCGGTCACTGACGCTGAATTTGATTTCAACACCGGAAGGTTCTGCCGTCTCTTCTTTGGTCATCAATGCAATACTAGGAACACCTTGATCATTGATAAAGGCAGTGTAGATACCTTTGACGTTGTCGCGGATAGCAGTTACGGTGAAGTTATCCGTATAACTAAATGGAGACTTAGAACCAAGACCAAGGGCACCAATAAAATCATTGCTATTAGTCTTAGTGGACTCAAAGTATGTGGTGTAGATGCTGGTGACTTGTTCATGATTAAGTCCTGTACCATAGTCGCGAATGCTGAACCAAGGCTCCAACTGATTTGGCAAATGAATGTCAAACGGAGTATCTTGTTTGCCAGATGCTGTGTGACTGTCCACAGCGTTGCAACTCAGTTCGCGAATGATAGCACGAATCTTGTTTGCATACAGTCCTGAAGAAAGGATGTTAAAGGCTTTGGCTGAGTTACGGATACGGAACTCGCCAATCTCGCCCACGTTAGAAAGGATTGCTTGGTCTTGCGGTGCAGTGTTCAAAATCATGTGTGTCGCCCTCTGTGTGTGTTGTTGCAATAGTATTATTATACAACCATCAGCGGTCTTTGTCAACAGGTTGTCGCCATTCTTTTTTGGCTATTTTGGCTTCTTCCACAATTCGTTTGCCAATTCGCCAAACTGGAAGCCAAAATAAACCTATGGCCAAACCCAAAACAAACCAATCAAGTTTAGTCCATTCCACGATCCGGCCCAATCCCAAGTTTGTGTTCTTCAATGGCTGTGAGTAGGGCCTGTTCTACCAATTGGTTAAATGTAATGTCACGTTCATGTGCCATTTTCATATATTTCAAAAGGTCTTCGTCTGAGAACTCCACAGGCATGAGGACCCGTGTGTCGTAGTCCTCGCCTTCGCGAATAGCCAAACACTTTTGGATAAAGTCATCGTCTACATCCAAATCAATGTAGTTGACATCGTCCCATGCTTGGTCTTTGTCAACATCGCGACGCTTGGATTCCTTGCGCATTTTCTTTTGAAAGTCTTCATTGATCATGCGGTAGGCACGATTGTGCAGATAGTCATGGGCTTGCACTTCATAGACAGTTTGGTCTTTGGCGTCAAAGACGATGCTGAAACTATGACCTTCGTGGTCACCATTCCATGAGTCTAGTGTGTAGGCATTGTCGCCATAACACTGCCAGCAGTAGTTACTGCCTTCGGTAATACGATAGTCTACCAGTTCCATCCATTCTTTAATAGTAATCATTTGTTGTGTTCCTTGATATCGGTTGCGGGGTATGTTGCACGAAGCATACGAATCATCTGCTCGCAGGATTCTTTGTTCATTGTCAGCGTCATTGTAACGCAGTCTTCACCAATCATTGTCAGTGTGGTCTTGCCGTCAGTGGTGCAACCAACTCGATAATGTTCTTGTGAAGACTGTTCTGCTTTTCTGTCTATCAAACGATAAACATTGGCATTGGGGGTATCAAACATCTTAAATGTCCTTATGAAGGTTAAACGATAACAGTGTTTTTGTCTCTGTGCGTTACATAAACTTTAGTGCCATGTTCACGGATCAGGTCCACTAACTCCTGCGGCAAGTCCTTACTGTACTTGATTAATGTCTTTAAGTCAACCTCTGATTGAAACGTCCAAATTTCTGGAAAGCGTTGTGGATTGAATTTGGCTCGCATAATCATTTGATGCAACGGTATTTCATTTGGTACAGACTTGTCACTTAGTGCGGCCCACATGGCCTTTTTATCGTAACTGGTCACATCCAAAATACATTCAAAGCCTAGGTTATCCCAATAGGCAACATACAACTTAGCGGACATTGTCCATTTCTTTCATCATAGTTTGCATCAAACTAGTCATTCTACGAATTGCTTCTTCAGGACTAGGTTGTTGGTTAACCGGCACACAGTAGGCACTAGGGCCTTGTTGGATAATGTTCTGTGCTTCTGCCATACACTGTGCTCTAGAAGTAAACACCGCCACTTGTTGGTCTGGCATGGCTGGTGCTTTGGACACCATCATCAATGCAAATAAAACTTCGATCATTTGAACTCCCATGTATCAAACATAATCATAAACCCAATGACCAACCACAGCAACATCAAACCGTATTGGCCTTGAATCAAATGACTCAATGCAACCAATAGGTTCGCTCCACCGATAGTGTATCCAATCGTTTTACGGTTACGACCAAACCATACAAAAAATTTATCTTTCATTGTTCAACTCCTATATGTTTACATGAACCTCTAAATGTGAATCCTGGGCAAGTGCAGGTATGGGCTTCGTCATCTACAAAATAACTGTTGCCTTTACTGCCCTTGACTTCACGCAATTCACTCTTAACCTCGACCTTGAAAGGATTCTTTTTCAAAGTTTCAAATTTACGACCCGTCTTTGAAAAGCCTTTGATTGGGCTCTTAAAGTAGTAGGGCGTCTGTTCACCTTTCTTAATGTAGGCAACTAGATTGTTGCCGTCCAGCAAGTAGGTGTGGTTGGCTGTAGTGCCATCCTTCCACGCTGTGATTTCTTTGACGGCTTCCATTACCAACGCTCCCCATTTGCTCTACGTATTTGTGCTTCAAAAGGACTGTTAGGAATCTGCATAATCTTCTCACCACAACGAACGCATGGATCCCACGGCTTATAACCATGTCGTTCGTCCGCTGTCATCCACTCTGTGCTGGCACAGCCTGAAAGTGTAATAACAATTAATATTGCCGAAAGTAGTTTCATAGATTGCTCTCTAGTCGTTGTCGATAGTATAATTATAATACAAACACCAAAGTTTGTCAACAAGGATCGTTAAATGAATAACCAAATTATCACGGACATCAAGCAATGGGATTGGCAAACTATCATAGATTTTGGTAACAGTTTGGACGATTTCAACGATGCCCAATGGCGTTTTCTCAAAGGGCTAATCATTGAAAAGACTGTGGAAAAACACAGCAATGATCCTAAACTCAAATACGTAGGCGAAGTTCACAAGGACTTTGTTTGGAGCAGGCATGGCATCGATATCGAACTCAAAAGCAATATGACTGCCAGTATGTACACCAAAAAAGGCAAGTATCGCAAGAACTATTCTATCAAACTCAATAACAGCATGGGCACCAATAATCGAGCACTGTCTGCACAGGATGTTGCAGATATCATAATTGTGCCTATGAAAGACGGAGTATTTGTTTTGGATCGTGCTACTATTTTGGCCAATCATACTGCCTTGGGCGACGGTGTAGTGGTCAAAGTCACTGCTGATCAGATTGTGCCCATTGCCGGGCCTATAACTCAAAAAACTGTGTACAACAACACACTCCAAAAAGATATCATGCACACCATTGAGCAAGGTATACCTTAATGAAGCGAACCAAAATATTAATCACTGGCCATAAAGGCTTTATTGGCACCAACATGATGCTGTGGTGCCAAGGGCAAGGTTACATTGTAGAAGGCTGGGACTGGGATCCTAATCCTGATAATTGGCCCAGAGTGGATCTCTATGACTGGGTCATACATCTTGGCGCAGTAGCAGATATCACTGAGACTGACGTGGAAAAGTGTCTTAAACAGAACTATGACTTTAGCCGTTGGCTGTTTACAGAATGTAACCAGTTAGGGGTACACCTACAGTATGCCAGCACCAGTAGTGTCTATGGACGCAGTAAAGACTTCACAGAGTTTGCCATGTGCCATCCAGACAACCCCTATGCTTGGAGCAAGTATCTATTTGACCGTTGGGTGTTTGATCAGCCCTTGAACATCATGGTGCAGGGCTTTCGCTACTTCAATGTCTACGGTGAACGCATGGCCCTGCGTGGCAGCAGAGCCAACGTTATTGACAAATGGATCAAAGAGGCACAACAGCATGGCCGGGTCACAGTGTATCGAGGTGCTGACAACCTACGCAGGGACTTTACCTGGGTAGGCGATGTTTGTCGCTTGCATACAGACTTCATTGAAACAGTCAACGGCTCGGGCATCTGGAACGTGGGCTCAGGGCAGGCCTATACATTTTTAGAAATTGCCGAAGACATTGCAGAGCGTGAAGGAGCAGTCATTGATTATGAATCCATACCAGATCCGCACTCGTTCCGCACCCATACCTGTGCTGACTTAACTAAACTAAAAAGCACCATAGGATCACGTGACTGGCTCACTGTTTACAATTGGTTAGACACTCAGTATAAATAAACATATGAAGATCAAAGATATCACAGAAGGACTGGCATTAGAGAAAGCCTCTAGGAAACTCTGCGTCAGTACCAAGCCCGATGACGAACTAGGGGCGTCTAACCTCGCCAGTTGTAAGAGCCAGGGTCTTCGCAGTCGCGACGGAAAGAAAAGCCACTTAGTGGGCAAGAAAAGAATCACCGTAGGCGGTAAGAAGATCAAAGGCAAAAAATATGGCGGCCCATTACCTGATTACAGTTAATCATGCAGTACTTGGGCAAACTTCTGGTTGCAACCCCCAACCAGAAAGATCCTTTCTGGAGTAAGACAGTTATTTGGTTATACGAATGTAACCAAGATAATTATGCTGGCTTAATCATCAACAAACCCAGTGCCAAGAACTGCGGCGACCTGGCTGAACATCACAATATTGCTTGGCGAACCAATGTGCCTTTATTTGTAGGCGGACCTGTAAATCCCAGTGCGCTAATACTAGCACACACTACGGAATGGCGTACAGCCAATACACAGTTAGTCACGCACAGTAATATATCTTTGAGCAGTCATGTCAGCATGTTGACCAGACTGAGCAGAGGTGACGAACCTGAAAATTGGCGTTTGATGTTGGGCTATTCAGGATGGGCTCCGGGACAATTGGATCGCGAACTCAAAGACAGTGCAGGTTGGATGGTCACCGATTTTCAAGAAGAATTACTTTGGGATCGTCGTAGACCTGAAGTGGTTTGGCATCAAGCCTTGGATTCAGCCACACAACAAGCAGTTGACAAACTCTTCGAAATCTAGTATAATTGACAACATTATGAGCACTACACTATTACTCAATACAGACGCACAACCAGTTAGTTACTTGCCTTTGAGCACACTAAGTTGGGAAGATGCAATCAAATACATGGTCTTGGACAAGGCCTATGTATTGAGTTACTACGACTCTTGGATCGTACGTTCAGCACGTTGGGAAACTGCTGTGCCTGCTGTGATGATGTTGCATGATCGCCAAAAACCCAAGAGCACTGTGCGTTTCTCTAAGGGCAATTTGTTCCTGCGCGATAACTGGAGTTGCCAATACTGTGGCTGTGCAGTGGATCGACGTAATGCCACTGTGGACCACGTACTACCAGTAAGTCACGGCGGTAAGACTACGTTTACCAACTGTGTCACTGCCTGTGGTCCATGTAATGCCAGCAAGGGCAACAACAAAAAGATTGTGCCCCGTACCAAGCCTACGAAGCCTGATTACTGGGCTCTGGCCAGTGCTCGTCGCCGTCAAGGTTGGCAGGGTGTTCCAGAGCAGTGGTTGGACTATCTGGGTTAACTCTTCGAATTAACTTAATTTTCTTTGCTGTTGGGTCGCCTAGGGCTGTCATTGCCCTGGGCCACTCGCAGAGTCTGCACTGCTCAGTGCTGGAGGTTAACATTGACATCCATGTGCTCAAAGACATCCTGGGCTTGAGTGGATCGTAGCCCAAATCCTTGCTGGCTATCTCACCAGCAACACCTTCTATAGTGTAACGCTCACTGAGTCTGGGCAAGGTAGCCTGCACAGGACAGCGATACATAACACCGTTGACCAAATGTGTACACGCTTTGGCGTCACAATTTCTGTGGGTAGACTTGGGTGATGTTAATGGATTCCATGCCAGTGTGCCCCGATCTGTTACTGTGTGCGTGGGCGCATAGAAGTGATCCCTTAGGCCAATCTGCATCATGGGCCTACCCTCACTGTCTAACCAATACTCTGTGACTCCATGACGGTCACGTTCTTGACCATGTTTGACCCTGTCTGCTAACTCTGTCACCATGCTTGACCACCAGGCTCGTGCTGTGGTGTAATCCGCCTCACTATGGCTGGATATTTCTAAATCCCAACCCTGTTCTAACCAACCAGCCACTTCTTGACTACGCTGTTCTAGGCCTCGCCCATTGGTGACCACGGTCCAACGACTCTTGGGCCATAGTTCAGCGACGAAGTTCATCCACAGAGCCAAATCAGGATGGCTCAAAGGTTCTCCGCCTATGATGTAGAGTCTGTCTGCACTTACAGTCTGTGCCCATGCAGACATGCGACTTCGAACTTGCTCTGTTAACTCAAGGTGCCCACCCAGGGCATAGTTGTTATAGGTAATGCAACCTTGGCAACTCAGGCTACAACTATCTGTGATGTAGACTGTGAGTTCCGGCAAGTGCCAGGGTCTTGTTTGGCTGGCAATACGCTGTGGTCCCTGGGCTTCATTATATGTAGGTCTAAAGAATTCATTCATGCAGGTATTTACACTGTGACCTCGTCAAATAATATAGTCTTGACTCTCACGCCGTTCTAACTCAGGATGACTCAACACCAACAAAAAACTGCGATCTTCAGGCACATAGTAGTCTATGGTGATGATGCCTATGGTGCTCCACCCTCCCAATTTAATCATGAGATTGTAGCAGTGGTCGTCCCAGGGTGTGTGCAGTCTTGCACGATAACACAAGGCTTTCATGGCACATTGACACCCTGAAACTGTAGGACAATCTCTTCGGCGGCCACCCTATGACTCAAATGCCCAGGATGTTGTTGATCCCAACCCAGATCCAGTTCAGGATAACTCCACGATACAGGATCTTCAAAACCCTTAGGTCCCGACGTCACAGCCTGTGTATGCGTACTCCAAGTTAGTTCTGCACTGGCAACACCCACGAACTGACATAATAGTCTAAACTGTTGTATATCCAAGTGTGCCCTGGTATTAACATATACTTCATCCTCTGCATGTGCCAAGCGCAGTTGTTGACTGAGTCTAGGCTGAAGCCTGCCCTGCGATCCTATCCATGTGCAACGACTGGGATCGGGCCATATCACAGCAACACGACGAGGACGCAAACCCTGTGATAATAACAACGCAAACTGATCCACCTGATAGCGTATACTGGTGCCACCTTGCCCTAGATTCAGCACTGGTTCCCCTAATAACTCGCTCAACTGATAGCCAACAGTATGTTCCTCCGCAACAGCCCAACCAAAGGCATAACTACAGCCAAACAGCCATGTGCTATCAAATGACTCTCTAGTGAACTCACAGCATCTATATCCCAACGAGTTTAATCGATATTCAGTGCTAACAGTATTAGTGGCAGGTAACAGTTGTATCATATGTGTAGTTATCCGACATTTTGGTCCGGAGCCAAGAGTCCTGATAGCCGCAGAGCGGCAGCGCCGCGGTTTTTTTTGGCCTCCCACACTGAAACTGCACTAAGTACACTGTGTATAAAGGAGAACACACAATGGTAAAATACAATGAGGAACAGGATCGCAGTGAAGAATTTGGTTGGAAGAAAGTCTGTGATGAACATGAGCCCACTGAAGAGGAACAACAGGCATGGGCTGAATATGCACTGTGGTTTGTGGTGGTGTTTTGCGTAGTCACTATGTTTGTGTTCATGGACAAGTGATCTGCACTCAAGGCCCCGCTGTGCAGTATTACATTTTAACAGAAAATTCTAAGTTTACACAGGTACTTTCATGGCTAGGCATGCACAATATCGCTTACAGTGTACACTTGAACCGTACTAGATTCACATTGGATATCAACAATAAACTGCACACTGAGTTCATGTTACGCTATGGTGACTGCTGTGATGCTGTAGATCCCAACGCCGACCTAGTGACCGGACTCATTGCGTAAGCATATACGCATAAGGAGTCTCCTGCACAGCAGAGATCCTCTCAGACACATATAAGAGCATTAGGCCCCGCTGTGCGGTCCTGGGGTTTTACACATAGAACACTGGCTTACGGTCACAGACCTTCATACATGGTTAGGCCCCGCTGCGCGAAAGCCTAGATTTCCTGTAAATACGTGCATGAGTCAAGAAGAACATCGTCGTGCAAGCATTGAATTGGTGTCAGCACTGCTACGTCTAGCGCCTGGTAGATACACCACTGAAAAGGGTCGTTGGGTATGGGTAGCAGGCAAGTTGGCATCAATGATCATACGTTGGAGCAGAATGGACATGAGTGTGCGACAAGAAGTAGAGGCCATCAAGCGTGAGAGTCGTAGACGGGGCGAATAGCAGAGAGTAGGGGCGAGTATTTGAACTATGCCTCTCATCGGTGTCAACCGGTATCGTTTCAAAACCATATAAAATCGTAGTGAAAATGCCACATATAACCGGTAACGAGTGGTTCGGTACCGACCGGTATAGTGGGAAATCGTGTCTAAAATAACCGGTAGTTACCGGTATTCTAGTTAAACTGTAACCGGTGCCGACCGGTAATGTGTCTACATGCTGACCGGTCGCTACCGGTGCGGGCCCTCTGACCCTGTCAACCTAGACCTATTACGCTGTTGTAATAGAGCCACAGTGTCTGAAAATTCAAAGACCCTAAAGTCAAAGCGGTCTCTACCGGTTTTCCATTGTGGATATCCTGTGGATAACTTTTTCTTGGCTGTGGATAACCTGTGGATAACTCTGCAATAACCACTTTGTCAACCAGGTCTTTGATTCGTGTTGTTTTTCGTCTACAACCACTTTGTCAACCAGGTTTTTCAGGTTCTAGAAATGACAGGCACTCTCCACGTCCACCCCCAGCATGTCTGTTCGAACCCACGT